TTAAGTAAGGCGGTGGGAAAGAAGAAGCCGTGGCTAAAATAACGACCCTGGAAATGGAGATCGCCGTCGCCCAGTATTTCAATCCTCGGGTGAACCTTGCCGTTCCCAATGTGTCGTGGGGGCTGAATCTGTATGAAATCGACCTCTTGGTGTTGACTAAAAATAATTATGCCTATGAGGTTGAGTTAAAGATCAGCAGGGCGGATCTTAAAAAGGATCTCCAAAAGCGTCACGGCCATAGAAGTTATGACCCGGACAACCCCAGGAAAGATGGGAAAATATCCAGGCTGTATTTTGCCATCCCAGACTATCTGCAATGCAGCGCCGACCTCATCCCAGGGCATGCGGGGATATTGGTGGTCGGGAATGAGTTGTCCGATACTACGGTGCAATGCGTCCGCAATCCAAAAATTAATCATAGCTATCAGTGGTCTGATGCTCAACGACTGGCCCTGTTACGGCTGGGGGCGATGCGGATTTGGACTTTAAAAAAACAACTATGGAGGGCAAGAATTAATGGGGGAATGGAGAAAAAACAACCATATTCCCCACTTGGGGAAAAAGGTTGAATTAATTGCAAAAAGGAGGAGTGATGGAAAAGACCATAACAATTCCCGGCAATCCGATAGCCAAGAAGCGCCCCAGGTTCGCTCGCCGGGGAAAGTTTGTCACGACCTATAACGACCAGGAAACCGAGGAGGGCCGGGTGTTATGGGAAATTAAGCAGCAGTGGAAGGACCCGCCTATTGAGAAAGGGGTCGGTGTCATGATGGACGTTACGTTTTATATGCCTATCCCCGAATCCATGCCAAAAAAGCAACGGGACCGGGACCATGTCAAAAAGCCAGATCTTGATAATCTAATCAAGTTTTTAAAAGATGTCTGTAATGGCACGGTATGGCATGACGATTCCCAGGTCTGGAAAATATCTGCCGAAAAAAAATATGATGAATGCCCCAGAACTAATGTTTTTTTGAGGCTGTAATGCAGTCTAAAAAGTTTAGCCTTATCGAAAGCCTGACGAATGTAGCTGCCGGATACTTAGTCGCAGTGGGGAGCCAGATTGTAATATTTCCCTACTTTGGGCTTCATGTACCTATTCGGGACAATTTTCTGATCGGTGTATGGTTTACTGTTATTTCAATCATTCGCTCGTACGTTTTAAGGCGGATGTTTACAAGGAGGACGGAGATTGATTAAGCTATTTAATCAAGATTGTATGGAAGGGATGAAAGAGTTTCCTGATAAGTTCTTTGATCTTGCCATTGTTGACCCGCCGTATGGTATAAATTACGATACAATACAAAACTCCTGTGCTGGTACTAAAAGAAAACAAAATGGAGGAATATGGAAAAAATATAAAACAACCACATGGGACCATAAAATACCAGACGATGAATATTTCAATGATCTATTTAGGGTTTCAACCAATCAAATAATATGGGGAGCTAATTATTATAATAACAAGCCAACAAAATGCTGGATCGTGTGGGATAAAAAACAACGTGATAACAGAAGTGACGGGGAAATGGCATGGACTTCTTTTAATAAACCAATGAAGATATTTACATATTCAAGAGCAGATGCTTACATAAACCATTGTGATGAAAAGACTCACCCCACCCAGAAACCAGTAGCCCTATATAAATGGCTTCTAAAGAACTACGCAAAGACGGGGGATAAGATACTTGACACCCATTTCGGGAGCCTGTCAATCGGGATTGCCTGTCATGACATGGGGTTTGACTTATGGGCCTATGAACTTGACCCCGACTACTTTAAGGCCGCAAAGGAACGGCTTGAGCGCCACCAGCAACAGGGGAGATTGTTTGAGTAACTATTGACTTGACTGGTTGGGTTTGGTATAGTGGAAATGCTTAGTTCGAGAAAGACAAGGATATTACATGGTTCGGTTTTTTTTGTTCACAAACATAGCCTATTCCATAGGGCCTCCTGGTTTTTGAGGTTTAAGCCGATCCGGTAATTCCTGATCTTCTTGAACTAAGCAACTCAAAAAACCAGGAGGTTTTTTTATGTCTATAATACCAATGGAGCCAGAAAAAAACATTTCAAGAAAAGTAATTAATATTCTTGGTGAATATTTTATTATAAGAAAAGAGGTGGAAGGGATTCACGCCATAACCAAGAAGGGAAAGAGAATAGATTTTATTGTTTTCCCCAAAGAAAATCTAATATTAAACAATTTTCCAAGAATACCAATCGGCATCGAAATTAAACCAAGCATCTTTGAAGATGGCCACAAAAAACAAGTAGTAGAGTTATATAAACAGTCATAAGTATATACACAGATTAAATATGAATTGGGGGTTTGAAAAATATGAAGAAGAGAAAGTAAAACTAAAAAAAGCAAATCTTGACCCAAAACAGTATGAAATTGAAATACTTAAAATATTAGAATTATTGGGAATATAGGTATGAAAACAATGCTTGATGCGGCGTTAGTATATTTAGATATGGGGTATTCTGTAATTCCATTAAAACCAAAGGATAAAGTGCCGGTGATTAAATGGCAGGGATACCAGACCAACAGGGCCACAGAAGACGAAGCCAAAAAATGGTTTGAGCATGGGGAGAACAATATCGGAATTGTTACCGGGCAAATATCTGGTTTGTCGGTGCTTGACATAGACGGCCCGGAAGCCCTAAAACTTGCCAAGAGTAAAGGGTTGCCAGAAACAAGACTAATAAAGACCGGGAAGCAAGCCGGTTGGCATTGCTATTACAAGTATGAACCCGGACTAAGGAACTGGCAAGCAAGAAATGACCTTCCCGGAATTGACATTCGTTCAGATGGAGGCTATGTGGTTGCTCCCCCAAGCATTCATCCTAACGGATCACAATATAAGATTATAAAAGACATAGTATTAAATACTATACCCATATGGATTTTAAATACTAATACTATATATAATAAAGGGGAGTTCTTACAAAACTTACAAAACTTACAGCCCTTATTTTCTAATGGAAGGAGAGATATTGACCTTTTCCATATTTCAAATTGTTTAGTTAAGGGTGGTTGTGAAAAAGAATATATATGTGAAGTATTGAAAAGATTGATAAATTCGTGGGGGGAAAATGATGATAAGTGGATTTCCGACAAAATAAATAGCGCACTTAACCGGGACGAAAGAAGGGAGGTTAATATAATTGCCGAGGTTAAGGAGTTTTTGAGTCTTACAGAGTCTTACATTTCCCTTACAGACATCTTACAAACCCTTACAAAACTTACACCACACCGAAACGCCCTCTATCAAGCCATGCACAGGCTTGTAAAGGAAGGATATCTTGAAAAGCACCCAACAAGACACGGAACTTACCGTAGAATCAAGAAAGATTTTGAATTAATGAATTATAGACAGGCTACAGGCAAAACGGTTCATGTTAATTTCCCATTAGACCTTGACCATTTTGTTAGGCTGTACCCCGGAAACATCATCTTGCTTGCCGGTGCAAAGAACTCCGGGAAAACAACCTTCATGCTTGATTTTATTAGACAAAACCAAGAAAAAAATAAAATTCTTTATATTAATTCAGAGATGGGCGAGGATGAATTGAATGCCCGTCTTGAATTGTTTGAAGATATGAAAATTAATGATTGGAAATTTGACGCAGTTGAATTAAATGAAAACTATCAAGACCTTATTGACCCAGAAAAGTATCCAATATTTATAATTGATTATCTTGAGGTATTGGAAAACTTTTATGAAGTCGGTAAGTATATATCTGCAATTCATTCAAAGTTAAAAAATTCTATATGTTTAATAGGTATCCAGAAAAAAACAGACAGTGATGTTGGACGTGGTGGTGAATTTACGCTTGAAAAACCAAGGCTTGCACTGGCAATGGATTATGGAAGGATTAAAATAGTGAAGTGCAAGGCGTGGGTTAAGGGTTGGGAAAATCCAAACGGTAAGATAAAGGAATTTAAAATAGTTAATGGTTCTAAGTTTTTACCAACAACAACATGGTATTATGACGGAGAAAAGAAAAAAACACTAATTAGACAGCCAGGAGAGGAGGGCTAATCATGCAAGATTTTAAGTTTCATAAAACGGGTGTTAAGGCAGGGGTTAAGTTGGATCAGTATAAGGAAACCTATTCAATTGTTTCTGGATACGAGGGTCAGGACGGGAAGATCGGTCTGGATTGGGTTAGGGCTTACAGGTGGGACAAGGCGACCAAACAGAAGGTTCAGAACGACAAGGACACCCCGGCTAAGGTTTACTTGGGGGAACGGGAAACGGCGGTCAAGGTTCTGGAAGCCATGTTGAATGAGCTAACTGGCCAGGGCAACGGTTCCAATTCGACACCGGTTCAAGAAGAGACCGAATCCGACATTCCATTTTAGGAAGGAAAAACAATGAAATGCACAACACATCATAACGCCTGTGATTGTCGGGAAGAGAAGATGCGCTTTGTTTGCCTTGAGGTAATCCGGGAACACGCCACCGCCAAAAACTTTCTTTCGGGATTCGGGAAACAAGAAAAGTGTAACTGCCAAGTGTGTAAAACCATTAGAAAACTTTATAAAATAAATATTATAGAGAGCAACGGATATGACATGGACTGAAGAAGGATTATTGAAACGGTTTCAGGATATTCAGGCGGATATTCAGAGAGATGGGTTAGCCCGCAGGGGAATGAATGAGTTACTAAAATATTGCCAGGGAGAGGATTTGACACAAAGGGAAGCCATAGCCGCCCACTGTTACGAGTGTGTCGGTTATGGCATGGAGGGGAAAACGGATTGTTCTAACCCGTTTTGTCCTCTTTACCCCTTCAACCCTTATTCCAGCCGAAAAAGGGTAAGCAGAGTGCTGTCGGAAGATCACAAGGAAAAACTGAGCAAGGCAAGGGATAATTCTAATGCTCTCCGCAAACAGGGAATGAACAAGAAATCCTGAAACGGTTTCAAATAAAAAAAAGGTACAAACATACCTGTAAAACAAGATCGTTGATTTAAAAGGCCACAGAGAGCTATTTTAAACAAACCTCAAGCCACCCATGGAGGGCAAGGGATATGAAGAAAGAAAGGCCATTATGTTTTCGATGCTTTAATCTGCGGTGTAAACGGTTCACCGTGGAAGAGTTAAAAGAAGAGAAGTGGCAGGAAACCTTTGCCGAAACAAACGGTTATATCCGAAGTGCCTTTAAAGATGGTCAGGTCCAGACTATCAGGCTTGTCTGGTGCAAGGCCGGAAGGTTCCCAAAACAGCCCTATCTTTACCGGCAAAATGGTCAAGTCAACCAAAACATCCGAGGTCTGGGTATAACGGAATGCCCGGATTATACCGGGGAAGAGGTATAGGTGGAATAAGGGGAATAAAAAAGCCCCGGAGGACCGGGGCCTTTTGGTTGGTTAATTTAGGTTTTTAGTCGCCCACTACCTCCCTAATTCGACCAAAAACATTAACTGCAAACAGATTATAAAACCCCAGCCGATAAGCTGAATTATTAGTGATTTATACATATTAATTTTCCTTTCCGTTTGCGATACAATCACGTTTTAAGCCATGCGAAACAATCCATTGAATGGGATAATTGTTCTCCCGCTCATACGAGTAAATAGTTTTTTCATTATATCCCGGAATCCAATCGGCTTTAAGCATTCTCATTAAGGCCGTTTGCCGATAGTGATCGCCGTATCCATACTGAAAACCATTGGCAATAGTTTCTCCGGTTTTGGTATTTGTAATTCTTACGGAATGATAGGTGTTTCCATTAACCTTATCAAACCACTTAACGGCATGACAAACGAATTTTATTTTCATAGTTGATTTACTCCTTTCTATCCCAACAATTTTATAATGTTTCCGGTTTCAATTTCTTGCGAAATTCTAATCATTACCTCAAAAACACCTATTGGGGTTTTGGTTCCCCATGATGTCAAGTAACGTCCTTTTTCTCTTTTGCTTTGTGGAATGTGAAATAGATTCGCAAGCCTTATTCCTATTTCCTCTTTTTCTCTATCTGTATATTCCATATTTATTTACTCCCTTCTTCCTCATCCCCAGGGATAAGGATATAGTTGATATTCCGGGGGCATTCATCCTTAGAGTAAATTTTCGTGGCTTGTTGCCAAGCCAAGGCCCAGGCTTCCCCTTTGTCCTGTCCCTCACCCTCTAAATAGAGGGTGAAAACATGCTTCGTTTTTGGCATGGTTTTTTTTCTCCTTTCTATTAGTTTAAGAAATTGGCCGCTTCCCTTAAAACCGATTCACTTTTGTAGGTCGTGAACGGATACGGAAAAATTTTAATATCAGAAAGGTCATTTGCATTTTGGACGATGTGTCCATGCAAAACCCTTTTGCCTTTTGAATAATGGTAAAATTCATATAAAACAACCCTAACTTCTTTATTTTCGTCAAGGAAATTTATAAGCCGGTTATTCAGGTAGTGGCTAAAGTTTTTAAGATCAAAACGCCTTAAGTGGCCTTCTGGGAATTTATGGCCGTTACATTCTTTTTCCGAATATGGCCGGATGCAAAGGGAAAATTGACCCCCTCCAATACATTGCCCCCTAAAAACGGAGACAATATATTTATTAAACGTTTTGTGAGCAGATTCAAAATTTATAATCCTTGTTCCTCTTTTATTCCATATTTCCTCCTTCATGGTCGTTTTTCTCCTTTCTATTTTAGGCATTAAAACTTGTTATAGTTATTCTCCTTTCCTTAAAATGCTTTCAATATAAATTTTTGAACACCTTTTATGTTCATAAGCCAAATTCATTTCCTCAATAGCATGGTATCCTTGCAGATTTTGGTAGTTAATTTTAAATCCAAACTCTTTTTCATAGTCAATCCAGCCCCAACCTAAAATATTTTTAACCTGAATACATATTGCTAATCTTTGGAGAAACCCATAAAACTTCTGTACAGCAACCGAACGATATCTGGAGTATTTCCATTTACCCAAGGCTCTATCAATTCCCATCGTTTATCGAATTGCTTTGAAGGTGATCTGGAAATCTTCAGTTCCGATCGGTTATAGTAAGTGGGTTTTTCTTCTATATACTTCAGGGCGGCCAGGAAGTTTACCTCTTTTGGGTCGAGGGGGAGGGGCCATACTATACTGTCACAAAAGGTCTTTAAATCTTCTGGATTTTTATGAAGGTGAAGAGCCAGACTATTTAGTAAATCCTCAAAGTTTTCTCTTACTACTGGGTGTTCTGGAGAGTGTTGGGTAAGTCCATCTGTGTAGGTTAGATATTCATAGAAATGGGAATCCACATACTTTGGGGGATCATGATAAAATACCTCCGAGCCCCTTATGGAATAGTAACTTGAATCAAAAAGGTATCCTGTTCCCTCTCTTTTTAAACTTCCGAATTTGAATTGAATCATAGTCTTCTCCTTTCTATTTGGTTTGTTTGAAATTTATCGTCTGATTATAACCAATGCCTGCCCACAGTCCCCTAAAGTTTTTCCCGTCTATGGTTAAAGAAACCCATCGCCTTTTATCTCCCATATTACCAATAAAAACTTTTCCATAGCGTACCGGGAACCTTATGTCGCTGTGCCAATTTCCAGCGAATCCATTATGACAATAATCCGGTGCATTCCAATCCCCGAACAACAAGGCAAGAGACTTACCGTTTTTCCCGGTTATAAAATAAGCCCCTCTGCTTTCAAACTTCTTTCCATCAACTTCAAAAACACAATCACGCTCAATAAATTCTTTCATTTTCTGTTTTCCTTTCTTTCCGATAGGTCAGCAGGATTTGTTGGTTATTCGTAGTATACTCCGCCCAAGCTTCCCCTTACCCGTTTCATTCCCAGATCACGGTAAGCAGCCCGGTGATTTTTTGCCCTGAGATTTGCTTCCCTGCTTTTTTTTCGGGCTTTACATTCCGGGCATTCGGGCCTTTCTTCCCGATGTACAAGCAAATATCCAAGCCATTCATTTTTTGTAATTTCTTTGATATTACAATGTTCGGACTCTTCAATATGTTTAATCCAATTTTCCTTAGTCATAGCTTTTCTCCTTTCTTTCTGGTTTATTTAATCCCTCCTGCCTGGGGATTTGGTTTAACGTAGCTCCGCAGGACAATTGTCAAGGATATACTTCGCAATTACCCGCCTAATACTTGTACTCGGGGTTGGGTTAGACCCGGACCAATAATTTTTGGATTGGTGGTCAATGTTGGCTCTCCTAAGCGCCCATACCCAATACCCCCAACCTCCTATAGACTGGTCTCGACACGTTGCGCCATTATTACAATTGCCCCGGCATCTGCTATGGTTTGCCCTGGGCAGGCTATAAATTGCATCATAGTTATCAATGAGCCAATTAACCCTCTTGTCGGTTTTGGTCCTTGGGTTGTCTATTTTTTTAGGGAGATTAACTACCCTATCCATAATTAGAGAGTATAGGGCCGGGGTGCCTTCACTCCACTTTGGTGACCCGACTTTAACCTCGCATTTTACGGCCAGCGTGTGTCCGGCAATCTCATATTCTCCGCTCTCATCATACCTGGATATGAGAGCAATATCATATCCATCACCCCTACAATCGCTTGGCATAAGATCATAGACAATCCCCGCCTTGATTTTCCCGGCAAAAAAAAGTTTTTCAAGATTTTCTTGCATAGATTCCGTTTTCATGCTCCCTCCTTTCCGGGCTCATGCCCGTTGGCCAATTAAAACAAAAAAGCCGACTACCCCTTTATGGGATAATCGGCCTTTGATTTGCCCCGGATTTCTCCGGGGCCGTTCGGTGGCCTATGTGAGTTTTACATTTAGCTCACGAGCCACCTTGTATAATTTTTTGCGGTCCTCTAATTTTCGGAGGGTGTCTTCCACTCTCCTTCTAACTTTAACCCAATCGATCTGAAGGGGGACCATGTCCCCGCCAGGAAGGCGGACGCCAGTCCCCTCTTCATTGACCGTCAACCAGCCCTCATCGAGGGCTTCCAAGGGGGACACTTCAAAAGCTGCCCCCGATCCTACGTCCTCATGCCGGAACAGATAACAATATCCTGCCCCAGCATGGGTAAACAGCCGATACCCTTCCGGGTCGGCTTCCAGGAAGTCGGAAATTTTTCTTGCGATCCCTTCTTGACTCATTTTTCCTCCTTTTCCCGGCTGCTACATGAGCCTGGGATAGTCCTGTGTAAAGATTTCTTGGGAAGGTGAGTCTAATTCACCCTCCCAAGATTTCTCTAACACTCCATCCGGGTTAATATACCCGGAAAAAACAGTTGTGCCCTCATTCCACCACAGGTTATATGTCCCCCCACGGTGGATATTAATCGTAACCTCCCCGGTAATTCCAGGGAAGTTCATTTTTTTGTCAATTATCCAACACATATTTCTCCTTCTTTCTCCCCGTCACGCCGATAGGTCAGCTTCAGGTCTGCTTTGAAATTATTTCCTGATAAGACGGGTTACCGCCTGAATCCGTCCTTGGTCATCCCGGATGCAGGTTTTCCCGGTGTCCGGGGCCAGTAAATCCTGTCGGTCAGATGCCCCGAATACCATGGCGCTGACCAAAAAAAAGACCCCCTCTTCAGGGTTGGGGAGTCCCTCAATATCACCCATCTTCTGGGAGACGGCGGGGATTCCCTCAATTTCTTCAGAGGGGGTTTCGATTGTCGCAACCCTCGGGATAATCCCCAAGGGCTCCAGGGTCATGTCCTTCACCCCAACCCGGATCATAACCGGGTGTGGGGTACAATTTCTAATACTCATACTTCCTCCTTTCCGGGCGCCTGCCCGTTGTGTTTTTTTACCATATTAATAAGCATTTCCCGTGCCAATACAGCCAATTATTTATTATTTTTTTTTCTTAATTATCTTAGGTATTTGTAAATACGGTGCGTTTCTGGTCTGGTCTTGTACTTGTCAAGTGCCAGCTTTCTTTACAATCACCTGCCAGCTTTTTTTACCATGTGTAAAAAATCTTGGCACTTGACACATTTTACAATTTATTGCACCCTTGTGAAATACAAAAAATTGGCAACCGCTTAATATTATTATATTTAATCATTCTAAATCCTGTAACACCCTTCTAAATCCTGGAATAGTGTGTTTGATATATTACAGTATTATCAAACGTCAAAAATCAACTTCCCCTTGACTTTCCCCCACAATTGTGCATTGATTGTGGATAATATGGATAATACCCTAACCAATACCGAGCTATACTCCCACAAAAATATCCCCCTGGAGACCCTCGTCGGCTATCGCAACAAAGGCTTATCGTATCGCCAAATCGCTAAACTCGCAGGCTGCTCGTCTATCAACGTTTTCCACCGGTTAAAGTATGCCGAGGATGATATTATTGAGACCGAAGGGTACGCAGATAACAGGGCGTGGGTTTTTGATAATCTGGCCAAAAAACTAATATTTTCGATAACAGAGGATGAAATAAAAAGTCTAAATCCCTATCAAAGGGTAGTTGCATTAGGGATCTTGTACGATAAATACAGGCTTGAAACCAACCAATCTACCTCAAATGTGGGTTTAACGGGTCGAATTACAGTAATAGCACAAGACTCGATGGCACAAAAAGCATTAGCTGATACGATCAGGGGTCGACGCCGGGCTGAGGTTGTGGGATTAGATACCCCAGATAATAGGGATTCGGGTAATGGTTCACCCATCAAATCCCAACCCAGAACAGATAATTCCGGCATTTCCCCGGGCGATCTGCAAGGGGTTGATATTATTGAGGATTATTCCGGTGTCTGATAAAAACTTATTATGTAAACTTCCAGACTTCGCCAGTTTGGGAGGATTTTCAGGGCAAGGGGGGGGTCAAAAACGGGGATCGGGTTGGGTTCCCATTGGCCCTTGGTCCTGGGTTTTTTTATACCCTAACTCAGAAAACTTGGGGTGATAAAAGAACAAACCCCGTGAACCTGAAAATAGGTTATAATGGTTGATTTAAGAGTTAAGAGGGGCACCGACCCGAAAAATGGCATGTTCTCATAATGATATTATTGGTTTAGGTCAATATTCCAAAGTTCGCCTGGCGAACCTACGGGGGGGGTTTTAGTTCGCCTGGCGAACCTACGGGGGTAAGGAATGGCAAGAATAGTACTGGATGAGGCTACTGGTCAGGTAGTTGGGGAGATAGGAGAAGGGGACCGGATAGTGAGGAAGGCATCTATATGTTATCTTGACCGGGTTCATGTGTGGAGGGTTGAGCATTTTTATAAAGGGAACCTGCGGGAGATTGTTAAGTGGATGGGGGACTTGACCCCGAACGAAAAGGCGCTTCTTTTTACGGTTAGCCCGTTTGTTGGTTATGAGGATTGTTGTTTGAAGCATGAGAACGGGAATATGCTGACATTTGACGACATGGTGCGGTTGTCCTGCTTGTCGAGAAGCACGGTATTTGAGACGATAAACTGTTTAATTACCAAAGACATACTTTATCGGGGGAGGAACGGCAGGGAGAGGCAATATTTTATGAACCCGTGGCTTTTTTGTAAGGGGAACCGGATAAACAGAGTTTTACAGACCATGTTCAGGAATTACCGGATCCGGGTCTGCCAGGGGGTTAAGTGGGGGAACCTGAGAGAGGGAGATAATGTTAAAGCCGTGTAGCTGTATGAATAACAAAGAGGATAGGAAATACGGGGAGCATATCAGGAACTTTGAACAGGTGTGGGTTGACAAGAAGATGCACGGGGAATATAAGTGGATGTGTGAGAATTGCGGGAAGACGAAGCCTGGGTGGAAGATGGTCTGCCTGTATGTCTCGGAGAATTGGATTTAGAGCCGAATGACCCGATTGATGGGTTTCGGAATGGGGCTATGGGGATGTGCTTGACAACAGGTGCTTAACTTTAATAGCCCCATATAAAAATTAAATTAAGGTCATGTTGGGGGTGGGGTGGGCTATGAGCAAGGGTAAGAAGAAGGAAAGGTAGGTGGGTATGCCATTAAAGGAAGGTAAGGGGAAGAAGGTTGTAAGCCAGAACATTAAGGAGCTGGTGGAGAGTGGGAAGCCTCAGAAACAGGCCGTGGCTATTGCCTTGGAGAAGTCGAGACGGGGGAAGAAGCGGTAACGTAATTAAATATAATATCAAGAAAAAAGCTTAGCGGGGGATAAATAAACCATGATTGACATGAAGGTTGAGAAGAAGGATGTGCAGGAGGATTTGCCTGGGCCTGATGACTTTAACGGGTATCCTTATGGTCTTAGGATTACTATTTGTGATGAGAAAATTGACGACCTGGGCCTTGATAAGCTGAAGGTTGGTGATAAGACTAAGGTCTATGCCGAGGCCGAGTGTGTGGGGTTCTCTGAGAACGTCTATGATGGCGACAGGAAGGATAGGCGGTGCGAGCTTCAGATTCAGATGATGGAAGTCAAGACAGCCCAAGAAGATGAAGATGAAGAGAAAGAAACATTCTTTTCAAGTAGCAGGTAGAATGAACCGTATGAGCATACCAACATAACATAATGGCAAGACCAGCTAAATTACCAAAATTCGACCCCAATGACCCGGAATGGCAGGAAGCGGCGCTTCAATGGGTTGACCCTTCGGCATGGGCGGAGCATAATAATTTCTATATACCGGATGCCGGGCAGCTTTTTACTCTCAAGGGCCATGAATATTTGTGGGAGTTTTTTAACGATGATGCCCCATTTATCGTCTGCCTGAAGGGGGGGCAACTCGGATACACCACCTCAGAGATTATTAAGGATTTGCATGGATGCGCCTATAAATACAAGTCCGGCATTATCTATTACTTCCCTACCAAGACGGACGTGGTAGACGTAAGTAAGACAAAGGTTGGTCCGTTGATTGATGCCAACCCCATATTAAAGGACTTGGTAAGGGACACCGATACGGCAACGGTCAAGAAGATAGGCCAATGTATGCTTCACTTTCGGGGCCTGAAGTCCATTGTGCAGGCCAGAACCATCAGCGCCGACAAACTGGTATTTGATGAGATTGATGTAAGCGATCAGCAGAACATAGACCACGCAATGAAACGGCTGGACCATAGTGATTTTGCCGAAGTTTCTATCTTTAGTACACCAACAATGGTTGACTACGGTGTGGATGAGGCGTTTCAAAAGACGGACCAGAAATACCGGATGATGTATTGTGAGGCTTGCCGCCATTATACCTGCATGGAAGAAGATTTTCCGGCATGTCTGGTTATGACACCGGAGGGAGCCAAGCGGGTATGTGTCAAGTGCGGCAAGGAACTGCCCTTACTTCATCCAAAACATAAGTTTGTTGCCAAGTATCCGGGGAAACTATACCAGGGCAGACCGGCAAGCGGCTATTGTGTCAGCCAGCTTCATAGTGCCAAGCCGTTCTTGCTGGATAAGATTTATGAGGAGTATTTTACCACCCGTTACCCGGCTGATTTCTGGAACAGCCGAATGGCTCGGGCCTATACAGACGCAAAAGACCGCCTTGAAGAAGCGCACGTTCTGGCTTTATGCAAGGGGTACGGTATGGAACATACTTCGGGCGGTATCAGTACCATCATGGGTATTGATGTTGGACCGGAGAAACACCATGTTGTGGTAGGGCGTAAGGAATACGGGGGAACAGTCAGGATTATTTATATCGGCACTTCGTCATGGGGAGGTCTTGACGATCTTATGAAACGGTATAACTGTTATTCTGTGATTGACGGTTTACCGTTCCCGGCCAGGGCGATTGAATGGGCAAAACAGTATCCACACCGGGCCTGGATCTGTTATTATAGCAACAGCTTTAAGACGGGTATTCATTGGGACGATACAGCCAAGAAGGTTTCGGTTTATCAGACACAGGCTATGGATGCAAGCCATGACATGATTCAGGAGGGTAAGGTTTTGCTCCCGGCAGTTTCAGATATAACCAAAGAATTTGCAAAGCATTGTCATAATGTGGCCCGTAAGAAAGTTGAGGATGAGGATTCTGGTGCCGTAAGACATACCTGGATCAAGCAGGGACCGGACCATTACCGGAAAGCCTTCAGCTATATGTGTTTATTAATTGAGCGTTCACCAGAGAACAAATATAGCGGACGGGATTATAGTTATTTAGATGGTTCCGCAAACAAAATGATGAGGCGTGGAATTGCCAGTACCTATGCAACATAAGGAGCTTTATGGCATATTGTAACTATTGTGGTACGGGGGCGGCTGAATTTGTTGGACATATATTTAGCAACAAGACGGCCAAAATATACAGCCGGTTCATGTGTACGGATTGCGGGGCGTTATTTGAGATCGAAAGACTTCCTGTCGGCCCCAATGCTTTTGACATTGACCATCCAGAAGCCCACGGACACATGCTTCCCACTAAAGATTGGATAGAAAGGGAAACGAAACGACTTGGGGTGTTTGACCGAAATCTGCATTGGAGAAGTTTTAGTTAATCTTAACAAGGTTGTTACGGGGGGAGAGATCGTGAGAACCTTAAATGGCAAGTCGGAAAAAAGAACCACAAATTGAAAATGACCAGATTTTAACTAACACAGACCAGATCGCAGACGAGGACAAGAAGGAACCTAATCCAGAGTATTCTTTCAATCTGGATGATGCCCGTGATTTCATCCTGACAAGCCGCCAACAAGCCGAAGATGAATATCGGAATGTACGGGCCGTGTGGGATGATTGTTGGGCCATGTATATCAACTACCAGGATACATCAAAGAAAGAGGACTGGCAGTCAAAAGTATTCCTTTCTGAACTCTATCCAGCCATTAAAAAGGCCACATCACTTCTGAAGCGTATCCTTTTTCGTGCCAGACGTGTCTTTGACCTGAAAGACCCACTTAATGAGGGCATGGATTCTATTGAGATTGCCGGGCAGGAAAGGGTTCTCGACTACTGGCTTAATTCAATTGGGTGGATTCAGGTTTTAGGTAAGGCCATTGAAAGCGGTCTGGTGTTTGGTCTTGGTATTATCAAGCTATGGTGGGAACCCATTAAGAAAACAGGCGTGGAGGTATCGAAACAGACAAAGGTTGAGCAGGATGATGCCGGGATGTATAATACCTATGTTGATATTGCCCTTGATAAAGTAACCTATGAAAGTTCCCGGCTTGCCGCAGAAGTGGTTGACCCAAGACAGACATGGTTTGATAAGGCCGGTACGTTCTTTATTGAAGAAAGTTATATCCCGGTTTATATGTTGGAACAATACAGCAAGAAAGGACCAAACGGAGAAGCCCCACTTTACGATGCCGCCCAAGTCAAGAAGCTGAAAGAGATTGATTATGCTTTTGATCAGACAGAGGTTGAACGCCTTGCCAACCTGAATATATCGGCACAGAAAAACAGCTTCAAGAAAACTGCCCACATTTACGAATACCACGGCCCATTGTTTGCCAGAGATGGAAGTCTGATTAATGAAAATGCCTATCTCGTTCTTGCCAATAAAGAATATATCCTTAATCCACACCGGATAGATAAGCCATATAACTTTTATGGATCATTAGAAGGAAGATCCCCATATATTAAATTCAGCCCCATAGATTTCCTTTTCAGGAATGAAGGGCAGTCCATGATTGAGGCCGCCGTATCATTACAAAAAGCCCTCAACAATCTTATTAATATGAGCATGGACGGATTGCTTTGGAAGTTGAATAAACTGATTGAAGTTGACCCCGATCTTTTGCGAAACCCCGATGTTTTGCTTAACCTTGAACCGGGTAGGCCGATATTAAAGAAGGGTAGCGAACAGGCCGTAAGAGAGATTCCGTTTAGCGACATTCCCCAGGGAGCATTAGCCAGTATTGAGATCATCAGGAGGGCCATTCAGAACGTAGATTTTATTACCGATATTATGATGGCCCTGAATACCAGGGCCGACACCACAGCAACAGAGGTACAGGTTAAGACCGGTGAAGCTAATGCCATGTGGGAAAGTATAGGCATAACGGTAGAGGAAGCTATTAAAGAATTTGTGGAAATGACCCGGCAGTTGGCTATCATGTATTGGGATGATTTCAGAGACCCGGTTCTTCAGGAGATTTCCAAGAAGTACGGCTTACCACTTAACCGTTCCACAAGGGAAGAAAAGGTCATGTTTCTGCTTCGCAACGTAACGATCAGAAGCGGGGCCGTGAGTGAGTATTTCCGTAAGATGGAGGAGTTGAAGTCATTGCTTGAGTTCCTTGGAATTTGCGCCAAGATACCGCCGCTATACCAGAGGTTAAACCTGCGTGAATTTGCAGACCGCCTCCTTGGTTATTTTGCTTTTGCCGATTCGCATGAATTACTGATAAGCGAAGAAGAAGAACAAAAAATGAAACAAATGGAAATGGAAGCAGAACGGGCCAGGGCCAATAATCTCCAGAGTCAAGCCAACCTAAACGAAGCCAATGTTCAGGAAATTGGTATGGGTGGTGCGGCTGCAAAGGGTGGGCTACCCATACCAGCACCCGCAGGAGGTCAACCAAGACAAGCGGTTAATCCCCAACAGGTACTTCAGGCGATTGGCATGATGGGAGGAAAACAATAAATGACACCGGCACAATGCGATAGTTACTTTGCCGACCTGATGAAAGACCCAAAATTTAAAGAGGCTATCTTCAGTCTATTAGACTTTTATGATACGGATGCTTATAGGTTGTTTAAGTCAGGTAAGACCACAGATGACTTGATTCATGCACAAGGGGCGGCTAATGGATATGAGGTGTTCAGGAGATATTTTGAGTCACGGATAACCACCCAGGCGATAGTGGATAAATTCAACAAATGACCGTAGAAGATATAGCGAGAAATCTGGAAATTATACGTCTAACTATGCCTGATATTTACAGGCACATTGTGGGTTTGATAATAGCGATTAGCAAAAAAGAATAATTATTAACCAATAAAAGCCAAGCACGCTTTACCAAAAGCCTCCTTGGATAACGGGAAACCGTATCCTTGGGGGCTTTTTTATTTTTAACCCTTTAACGAGCGAAAACTCCCATGAAGGGACTCGCAAGGAGGATCTATGGCACAACGAGGCAGACCACCGAAGGGCGTATCAGCCGCACCTACTCAACTGGACATTCAGGCCGGGGAACATCCCAATCCCGATCAGTTGGTAGAAAACAGACCAGAGGAGAGGCCGTTTAACGACCGATCTGAAGTAGAGGCCAATTACGTTAAGTACATGGAAGAAGCGGCTAAGGAGCCCCAGGATTGGTTGCAAAAAGCCGAATTGCCGGAACAGCAGGTAGAGGAAGCCGAACCGCAAGGCGAGGAACAGACTATTCAAGTCCAGCAATCGGCACAGTCGGAAGAAGGGGAAGTTAAGGCCGGAGAGCGCACCGAGTCTCAACCACAGCCACCTCAGACACCGGCACAGGAAGGACAAAGGGAACCGCTTGTTCCTGAAGCCAAACCGTCAGTACGGTTCAAGGACTTACAGGAAGCCGAAGCGGAAGTTACTAAAACCGAGGAGCGTTATAAAAACGCCGAAAAGAAAATGCACGAGGCTACCCAAGAGGCTGCCGAACTAAAGCGTCAGATGAAATACCTGATTGACACTTTACAGTCCGGACAGAAACAGGGAGAAACACCCCCCTCAACCGTGCAGGAGAAGAAAAAAAGCGTCCTGGAAATGGGAGATGATGAACTCTCCACCGCTATTTTGGAAAAGCCGAGAGAGATACTCGCCCAACTAAGGCAGGAAGCAAAAGAGGAAGCGGTCAAAGAAGCGTTGTCCGTTGTTGAGGAAAGAACCAAGGAAAGCGTAACCAAGCAGACCGCCATTACCTTCAAGGATCGTATTGAGGCCAGTGATAAGTATTTTGAGGAGAAATACCCCGACATGAAACGACATGAAAAGCTGATCGGGATTCTCGCCACCCATTCACTTGCTACCCCTGAAGGAAGAAAAGTCATTATGCGAAATCCACATGAGTATGTGGATAACATCGTCAGGGCGGCCCGTGACTTGTTACAGACTGACCAATCTCAAGCGCAAGGCGGAAACGGACAAACCCCTCCCCCACAGCCGCCACCGGCACAGCCAGAGCCTCAAGCTCAACAGGTTGTCCAGGGCGAAAGGCGGGAGAAATTAGTGGCCGCACCCGTGGTCAAACCGACACCGGGTTTTACTCCTCCGAAGCCAGAGGAAAAGGTAATGAGTCCACAGGAATATGTGGACATGAGAAGAAAAATTCAAGACCGAGCATTTCTCGGACGTGACTATATAGGAGGGTAAATAATGGCTGGAAACGTATGGGTGACTAATAGTCTTGGAAGCTATTTGTCCAATGACTATTTAAGCACGAAATGGCGGATGCAAGCGCAGCCCCTGGCAAAATTCCGTCAGTTCACCACCGTCAAGGAAGCCTTTGGTAAGGGCAAAGGGGAAAATCTGAATTTCGATAAGATTTCCAACCTTGCTACCGAGGGCGGTGTTTTAACTGAAACCAACACCATGCCCGTGACCCAACTCTTGATTTACAAGGGTACTCTGACCATGGAAGAATTGGGTAAACTAATTGCCCGCTTGTTTTCTTCTTTTATGGATAAGTTTTGTTCCATAGTTTTCGGTTTTAACATGACAGTCATAGCATAAGGTTGTGGCGTTTTGGGGATTCAGAGCTTGGGTAACATCTTCTTTAATAGCAATAATGTGATGGACATTAAGTTTTATACGGGAACCACGGCCAAGATAATTATGATCTCCGCACTGTTGGCAGGTATAATTATCCCTCTTAAGGATATGCTTTGTAAACTCCTTAAGGATAGCAAGGTCGTATATGCCACGCTTATTGCCTTTCCAGTTACCATGCTCCGGGCCAGACTTAATCCCGTTTTTATAAAGGTCTTTTGTAAGCCCTTTGTTCCACGGCTTTTTACCTTTTTGGGCATTAAGCCATTTTTCTCTAATAGATGGGTTTTTATCCATTATCTCATGGACATTCCCCCAATTAAAGAAAGATTTGTGGCCGACCTGAAATCCCATTCGTTCAAGAGAAGGATGATCTCTTTTTTTCATTCCCTTATTCCATGCCGGGATAAGTCCAAATTGCTTTTTGCGACAATTCGGATGATGGCCCCTGATATATTCAGGAAATTTAGCCTTACCCCAAAACCTTACAGGGTAGAAGGTTTGTCCACATCCACACTTACAAATTGCTTCTTTGGTTTCTCTATAATCTTTACTTGTCTTCATGGTTACTCCTTGTTTAATTATGGAGTATATTATACCGGAAACATAGAAGGAAGTCAAGAAAAAATATCGTGTGAATTGCTGGGAAATCCTAAGAGCCTTGAAAACCACAACGTGATTGGTAACGATGGGCGTGATGGTTATAAAAATTCCAAGGATTGGACAATCAGCAACCAAGCTGCCCAGGAATGGGCTGAAGGTTCAACGACCAGAGCATGGAGTCCAGAACGGACAGTAAAGCTCCACGAGCGCACGACCGGAAACGGAAGATATGGTCTGATCTATCGGGAAACCGATAGGGCTTTCATAAACAGTTAGCCATTAACGTAAATGAATAGTACGAGTTACACGGGCAAGATCGAGAACCTTGCTACCCTGAATATCAAAAACATTCAGGTAGAGGCTCTTAAAAACGATCAGGTCAAGGTTATTGACAAGAGGGTCGAGGCGCAGATGGATGCGGCTAAAGTTCGCTATGTGGCCTCTACCACCACCTCTGGTAACTTTACCACAAATGGAACCGCTACCCTGACGGCTTCTGTCAATATGAATGCCGCCGGTGTGAAATCGGTTGTGGATTACATGATGGGTACTATGCTTGTTCCCCCGATGGAGGGCGGGGACGATTATATGGCCATCTGTACCGTAACCGCTTTCCGGGGTATCCATGACAGCCTGGAGTCGATTTGGCAGTACACCAAATATCCAGTAAATGGAGAGGTCGGTAAGTACTACAATGTTCGTTTTGTCCGTGACACCAACAGCATGGACAACGCCATTGGGACTTCCAACATCACCGGTGAAGCCTATTTCTTTGGCAAAGATGCGGTCATGGAGGCCGTTGCCTTACCGGAGGAATTGCGGTTTGAGATCAACGACATGGGCCGTGACAAACGGATCGGCTGGATTGCCATTTTGGGGTTTGAGCTGATCTGGCAGGGTGATCCCGATAACCGTGTAGTTAAGTGGGACAGCGCTTAGTCAATAATCTAAATAAGTTAGATGGAACTGCGGCAAACACCGCTACTTCAAGCGGGACCGTGGCCTTCTTCCTGGATTATCGTCGGTTGTATGACGACAATTGGGAAGTATAGTAGTTAATCTTTATATGTGGGGGCGGAGGTATAGAAGCCCTCCCGCCCCCCTTTTAGGAGAAACATTGGAACATATTATGATGGTAAATACGGCTGTTATCATTTCAGCCGTCAAAAAATCAACTTAGTATTGACATTAGTTATTTATATGTTAGTAGTTAGATAAGTAATCTAATAGCTGATACGGGAGGATAGGCTATGAAGATAGTAATGGTTTCTGGTCATTTCTGCATTAGGGTCACAAAAATTGCCCTTCCCCTTATTGAATCCGGTTTAGATGTTCACGTTATTGCAAAAAAAGTAATTAATTGGTCACAATACTATAAATCATTTATAAATTACAGCGACATAGGCCAATTCATAGAGGGTATTAAGCTCCACTCGGACGCTGATATTTTCCATGTTCACAATGAACCGTCATGGTTCGTCTGCGCTATTAAAGAGATATTTCCCCACAAACCAGTCATATTAGACGTTCACGATACCTTTTTAACCAGAACAACGGACGAGGATTACCGTAAATCCATGTCTGAAGGACTTCCCCACGTTAGGGTAACAACCGAGGAACGAAACTCTTTTCAGCTTGCCGATGCTCTTGTTTTTGTGTCTGACAGTGTCGCCAAAGTAACGGTAGACGAATTTGCCTTGAGACAACCCTATATAATTCTTCCTTCCTATGTCCCTTACAGTCTTTATCAATACCATACCAAAGAATGGATGGGCGGTCTTGTATATGAGGGCCGTGTGACGCTTCCGAGCGAATACGCCGGAATGAATCTAAATACGGGAGCTGATTACTGCAACTATGAGCAAGTAGCTAAACAAGCGTTGGAATGTGGAATAGATTTTCATCTATACGCCGGACGTGAGGATAAGCCGTTCAAGAAATTTTATGATCCTATGGTTTTTGTCCATCAAGGGTATGACTATAAGACGCTATTAAAGCAGATAAGTCGCCACGATTGGGGCCTGGTTGGAAATCTAATCGACAGCCCCCAATGGCAACAGACTCTACCAAACAAACTTTATGATTACATAGCCTCCGGGGTTCCTCCGGTATGTATCAACGCAAAGGAATCATCGGAGGCAGTAGAGGGATTGGGGTTAGGAATAACGGTTGATTCATTGAATGAATTGGCCGAAAGGTGGGCGGAACACAGGGAATGTAGAAATAATATTTGGAAGCGCCGCCGTGATTTGGCTATGGATTACAACAATAGTGAACTTAAAGGCCTATATAGGAGCCTGTTATAAATGAGAACAACAGAAGTGGATTACTGGAATAAGGAAGCGATTCAGAAAACGGGGAAGAACTACCGGGATAATATTTTTAAGCGGCAGGCCATTGCAAGAAGGATATATGATATTAACTGGATAAACCAGAATGTCCTTGAGATAGGAATCGGGCTTGGGATTATAGCCGCAACAATCCGTATTATTACGCTGAACAATGTTAATTATGTAGCCACTGATGTTTCGGACATATATGCCAAGCATGGTAAGGAACGGTTGGGTATTGATGTCAGGCATACGGATATACTTAACCTTCCTACTATTGATGGTGGGTTTACAAGGGTATTGGCCCTTGATTCATTAGAGCACGTCAGGCCGGAGGATCGGGAACAAGGATATAAGAATATCAGTAATGTTATGGCTGAACACTCAACAATTATTATGAATATACCGTGCGAAGACTCGTATCACGACCCCGAATTTGACTACGGGTTTACCATGAGTGATCTTGATGTGCTCAGGAAAACAACCAATACCGAATTGATATTTTGGGAAAGGTATGTGGTAAAAGCACTTAGTGGAGATATAACATATGTTTGGGCTATTTTAGGTAGATAATGAGAGAAGAAACAACAGACGAATTACTGGTTGGTTCATCTCCGAGGCGCTATATCTGTGAAGTCCATAGGGAAATTTATGACCTGATGGAAAAGCATATCTCTGACCGTGAAGTCCTTGAGAACGGGCTTAATCTGGTAGCCGAAGCCTATTGGTCTGGAAAGCGAATGAACGACAGGCTGAAAGAATTAAGTCCAAACGGTAGGTTTGAAGAGTTTTGGCCGGTTAATGAAGATTACGAAACAGACCTTTCCAGACGTGCAGAACGCATAGGACTATTACGCAACATCAAGTCGATAAACATTGAAACCATAGACTATTGCAATCGCAAGTGTGACTGGTGTCCGAATAAAGACAGAGAAACATCACCCGACAGATTGATGCCTATGGAAGTATATGCACGCATTATAAGGCAATTAGTAGACTTCGGATATACTGGTGATATTCACCCGTTTCTTAACGGTGAACCGATGCTTGACAGCCGCATTGTTACTTTACTGAAAATGACTAAGTCTTTATTGCCTAATAATTATGTTAGGATAGTAACCAATGGGGCCAATATGCGCCTTGATGTTGTTGAAGCACTTTTTAAGACAGGGCTGGACTCTATTCACTTTAATCACTATGACGATCACCTTAAAGACATAACAAAGGCCGGAGACATATCCTTCCCTAAAATGACCCATTTTGGTTTACCGGCCCTGCTTCCTACGTTTTATAATAGGGGAGGGAAGGTCAATTACGAACCAAAACACAGGGCCAAAAACGGCCAATGCCATAATTTCCTTAATAAATTGGTGTTTAACTATCGTGGGGAAATGATTCTTTGTTGTTCTGATTTTAATTCTGAGGTTGTTTTCGGGAACATAATGGAAAAACCGCTATCTATTATCTTATCAAGTAAAAAATACAGGGAATATTATTACGCCCATCGTGAAGGTCGGGGTAAAGAAATGTTTATGTGCAGGGAGTGCAATATTATATGAATGTCCTGATTATTGATTATCCATGGGGTAAAACCTGGTTGCCGCTTTATGTCAACAGGGTTAAGGAGCTTGGACATAGCGTTACAGTTTGGAACGGAAGGGATGAGTTAAGAAATGTTCCCAGGCCGGACGTTGTTTGGTCTACATGGGCCGACAGGGACTTTACCGGGTTGTTCCCCTATGCACGTCATGTTTTAATGATGAGGCGGTTTGAGTTCTTTCATGCTGACTGGATTAATCATAAATGGAACAAAATATCGGATATTATCTGTTGTAATCCGTGGATTGCCGACCAGGTTGAAAAGGGAATAGGAGATAAGCCGACAAGGGTTCATTTTATTCCAAACCCCATAGATGCCAACAAGTGGACATTCAAGGAAAGGTCTCATGGCAAGAAAATAGGAATGGTTGGGCGGATACACTCAGTAAAAAACATACCGTTAGCCGTACAGATATTAATGGCCCTTCCCAAAGAATACGATCTTCACATTGCCGGAGAGTCTAATGATTTGTGGATAGAGGCTTATTTGGCTAATTTAAACCTAAAGGGCCGGTTGTTTATGTATAATAGAATCCCAAATAATCAATTAGATCAATGGTGGGAAGATAAGAATTATTGCCTATGCACCAGTACGAGCGAAGGAGACCCCATGTTTGTCCTTGAAGCTATGGCTAAGGGAATTAAGCCCATTATTCATAGCTGGCCCGGTGCGAACAAGATGTATCCGAATGAGCTTGTTTTTGAGACGATTAAAGAAGCTATCGGAAAGACTGAAGGCAGATATGATTCTGATTCATATTTAGTATATGTCAATGATCATCATGGTCTTGATATAGTAAACCTTGTGGTTGATTTGGTTGTTGGGAACAGAACAAAATAGCGATAACGATGTTTATGGGAGGAACTAAACCTGAAAGTCAACGGGAAACAACCGGTACTGCCGTTGACGCAGATGTGGGCTTGGACTCCTCCTCCCGGCCAAGCTCACAGGCTGGCGTGGAGAGACTTTTACTCCTTTCACTCTCCATGCCAGCCATATTATTAAAGGATGCTAATGACCTGGGGCATAAACGCACCATATAAAGCAGAAGTAAAGAAATGCCGCTTCAGGCTATTGCCCTATTGCCATGGGGTTGGCCTTGACATAGGGTGTGGACCGGAGAAAATACGTAAAGAGGCGATAGGCGTTGATATGGGCGGTGTAGCTGATATTAATTGCAACATAGAACGGGGCATTGATATATTCTCTGAGGGCTTCTTTGACTATATCTTTTCCTCTCATTGCCTTGAGGATATGGAAGATCATGTCAGGATATTAAGGGAATGGTGGTCAAAACTGAAGGTCGGTGGGTTCCTTGTCCTGTATCTTCCTCACCGTGATTATTACCCCAATATGGGCCAGGAAGGGGCTAATCCAAACCATAAGCACGACTTTATACCTGATGATATTATCAAGGCAATGGACTTTGCCACCTATCAGTTAGTACACAACGAAACCCATTCCGAAGGTGATGAATATAGCTTTGACTTGGTATTCAGAAAATTGGCGGACTTCAAGATAGATAACCGATTTGTCAAGATGTATAATTCACCGGCAGTTAATTTTGATTGGAGGGAGTTATGAATAAAATAGATACAGAAAAAATCCATTTTGGTGCAAGATGGACCATAAGTAAAATTGAATATAATAGTGATCCGGTAGGGATGGAATATAGGATTGATGGTAAGTTACGAGACATTATTACTAATTTTATTGTAATAAATAAAGCAGGATTAATTGTAACCGATAATAGGGTGGAAAAAAGGGTTGACCTATACATTGCAGAACCAGATGTTTTTTGGAAAATAGTTAATGAAGAAGCAAGGAAAATAGCTTTTTATTTTATGCCACCAAAGGAATACCCATGACCGAGGAAGAAGCACGGGAGATATTATTAGTTGGAGATGGAGAAGAAATTATAGAGAATGACGGTAGTTTATATTTATTGGGGTGGTATTTGTCATGGAATGCAAAAGATGAGTATGCAAAACTTGATGGTAATTTTAACGCCAACGAACTTGAAGCTATTGCGTGGTGGATGAGGAATAAGGGTAAGAAAGAGGGGGAATGAAGCGTATACTCGTATGCAGGTTCGGGGCGTGGGGCGATTCAGTAATACTAACCCCTGTTCTTAAACGCCTTAAAGAAGATGGTTATCATATCACACTGAATTGCACCAAAAGGGCATTTCCTGTCTTGAAATACAACCCTAATATTGATGCCTACTTAATGCAGGAAGATGACCTTATCCCCAATAACCAGTTGTCTGCGTATTGGGCCGAGATAAGTAAGGGGTATGACCGTTTCTTGAATATGTCCGAAACATTAGAGGCTAAATTCCTATTTTCTCCGTTTCAGGAAAAGAGGTTTCCGGACCCCAACAATCCAGATGAGGACGTATTGCTTCGTTTCGGGCAGAAGGAATATTATCTTCCGGTTGAAGAACGCAGGGCATTATGCAGCCATACAAATTACTATGACTATGCCCTTCAGGTTGCCGGGTATAATGACGTTGAAAAGCCAACCGGGGAGTTATTCTTTTCTCCATTAGAAGAAGCACTATGCATGGCATTCAGGGAGAGGTTTAAGGACTATTTTCTTATTATGTGGTGTTTATCCGGTTCATCCATGCACAAAATGTGGCTTGGGGCCGAGGAAACTGCACTTAATCTATTGTTTAAACACAAGGATATTATAACTATCACCGTTGGGGACTATCCATGCAAGCTGATAGAATGGCAAGATCAGCGCAATATCAGCATGATAGGGGAATGGGACATACGAACATCAATGCTTATGACTAAGTATGTTGATTTGGTTATATCCCCGGAAACAGGCATACTCAATGCCGCAGGGTGTTTTGATACGCCCAAAATCGGTTTATTAACCCATTCAAGCAAAACGAACCTAACTAAGCATTTTAACAACGATTATTCTATTCAGGCCCATATAGATTGTTCTCCTTGCCATCGTATGATATATATGGATAACTTCAGGGATTGTCCTCTTATCGGAGGAGGAGCCGAAAAGGGCGGGGTAGACGCTTGCGCTTGCGCAGGGACTGAATCATTTCAACCAAGAAAAGTAATGCAAGTGGTGGAGGAAGTTTATGATAAGTGGAAATCAAAGCGTAGGGGGGTTCCCTTTGTACGACAGAAACGTCCCGGCATCGTTCTTTACGGACCACAGGGGCAGACCTTGCCTAATTCAAAAGGGATTGCCGTATAATACCAAGACACTTAAAATTGACCTTGATATGGCCCTGGATATTGACGGTCCATTTTACCAAACTGCCGTAAATCATTACAAAATTATTGACGGTCCCAACAATACGGTTATTTTGGAAAATGATACTGGCCGTGTGGATGAAGAACAAAAAAATCAACTACCTATTGACAAACCGGAAATAGAAGGTAATGATAGGGTTCAAACAACAATACACATTCCAGGCAAGCGGGGCAGACCCCGTAACCTTTCACCCGGCGGAAAGTCAAGGAAGCTGAAAAAGGCCAAGGTTCAGAAAAGACAGAGAAAGCCAAGAGTCGCCCCTAAACCCTTGGAAATAGCTGTTGAATCAGGAGAACCAATAAATGTCCACAGTCAGCACCTTGAAGGCACGGATTCAACGAGTCCTGCTTGAAACTGATAGTACCGGGGCCATAGTTCAAACCAATTATTTTGATAATGAATTATGGGATTATTTTAATAAAGCCATTGAAATCCTTTCCATTGAGCTTGCCAAGCTACATTCCCGATTAGATATTCAGAACACAACGATTACCTTTGCCGCCGCCGCTTATTCGGACACAACGTCAATATCTGCCCTGAGCCCCGCCTTTCTGTCGTTGGCAAGAAACGAGAAGGGGCAAGACCGCATTTTCAATATTACGGCTTCAGGAAAGCCATTAATGGTCCAAGCCGATGAATCAAGCGTTGACGATTGGGAGGATGAAACAGCTTCAGACGATGGGACTCCTACTAAATATTATATGCGTGGGAATAGCCTATATATCCACCCACGACCAAACGTAGAGACACAGATTAAGCTGTATTATAACCCACTTAGAACTATAACCAATGATTCATCTACCGTTCCCTGGAACGGATTATTTGATTCGGCCATTGAGTTTTATGTCATTACCAGATGCAGAATGAGGTCTGAATTAATGAATTATAACCCGGCCTTAGACATGAGCATGACCGAGCAAATGAGAAAAATGACATGGGACATTATCTTTCAGCGTGAAGGTTTCAAGATGCGGTGGGGTTCTGGTTTCGGGTGGGACGGATAGAGTATGGCCAGGGAATTTCCAGTTTCCTTTAATAGAATGGACGGAGGGGTAAACTATTCCCTTCCTCAGAACCTTATACCTGATAATGACCTTGCGGGGGCATTGAATTTCTTTTATGACCCGATCACCGGGCAGGCCATGACAAGGGATGGAGTAACAAGGTATAGTTCAGATGCGGCAGGAACAGACCCGAACGGTATTTTTTATTCGTCTATTCTTGATAAGATTCTTGTGTCTGACAACGGTACTCTTTATTACCTTGACCCAACGACTAAGGCTTTTACGTCCATAGGGTCGTTAAGCGGAAGCGGTAAACCACATTTCCTTGATTTTAATAGTAAAGTATTGGTTGCTTCAGGTGGTCAATTACAGGCCACAGATGGGGTTACAATAGCCGCAGCAGACGCAACGGCCCCAGATTGCTATAAAGTAATGGCTAAGGATGGGAGAGTATTTGTTGCCGGAGACTCAACATATCCGCATCGAATGTTCGGGTCTGCCCCTGGTGATGAAACAGATTGGGATTCGGTTGGCGGTGATGGTGTCTATTTTGATGTTGATTTAAATGTTGGGGACGGAATAACCGACTTTAACATCTATGCCAATGACATTGTTGTATTTAAGGGACCGGAACAAAGGGGGATTTATAGGATAGTTATTCCTGACGGCGATTATGCGGCTGCATATATTAAGCAAGATAGTTTAATAGCATCGTCAATTAATTGGAGCACAAGCATAAACGCCAACAATAATCTGTACTTTCTTGACAATAACGGATGGCACAGCCTGAAGGGTATTATTGCCTATGGAGATATTGAGCAAGATCCGATTGGTGCAAAGATAAACGGGGAAATGGCACAAGCCATAGATAAAAATTATGCCTTTATGTTTGCCAACCCGTATTACAGCCAGATATGGCTTGCTTATGCAGATGTGGACACCATTTACGCCTTCCATTGGCTACAGAACAACGGTAAAGGGGCGTTTATTCCTCAGAAGTTTAAAAGCCTGAAGGTTCTTTCTGGTTGCTATCTTGAGGATGACCGTATTTTACTGTTAGGAATGACAGACGGGTATATTTATAAACTGGACACCTCAACCACCCAAGACAATGGTGTTGATGTTCCTGGTTTTATAAGAACAAAGAGGGTTGCGTTAAAAGCTAGCAATACGACTAAGCGACTCATGCAGTCGGTTTTTACTTACGAAGGGCTTGCAACGGGGGCTATGACATGGGAAGCAGTTACCAATGGTGGAGTCAATAGTGCCTCACTTTATGCAAGCACACTTAATTCATCTTGGGATTTGATTTATTACGCAACGGGGTATATTGCCTATGCAAATGGGCTTTTATACTCCCAAACCCTTGATACGATTGTTTCAAGAAAGTTGGTCTGGCATTACGATTTACAGTATTTAATAACCGTAACTTCGGGATCATTAAAGATTAATAGATTAGAGGCCCTGATAAATATTTGGGGTAGGAGGCAGGTATAAAATGGCGTGGTCAAAAACATACACTATAGATTACGGCGCAACAGGAGACACGGTTAAGGAAGGTATCGAGAAGAACGATGGCAATATAGAAGATATTATCACCTATCTTAACCTTCTAAGGAAGACACATTTAGGTACTGATGCCCCATCCCTACCGGACGTTGGAACCATTTGGCTTGATTCCAATTATACCCCTCCGAGATTAAAACAGTATAACGGAACCTCATGGAGTCTGGTTGCTCATGCTGGGTTTACCGCACCAAGAGGTTTTCTGATTAACGGTAAGATCAGTGTTACTGTTGATTCCAATAACCTGACGGTAGCCATAAAGACCCTGGCCGACGCCGATCCCTCCACGACCGATCCGGTCTATTGCCGAATTGGAGATACGGTCAGGACTATCACTGCGGCCCTGTCGGTTACTAAAAATGCAGGAACAAATTGGTTTGCGGCCTGTGCGGCTCCGATAGGAGGAATGGGGGCTTCTGGAGCGCAAGATTATTTTGTCTATCTTGGCTACAATGCAACGGATGGGGTTGTTATTGGTTTTGCTCGTTTTCCAACCGGAACAAGATATGATTCTTTTAGTTCTTCTTCAACTAATCTAAAATATTGTGCCATCAGTACAATAGATAATGCCGATGCCGCAGATGTTTATGAAAATATAGGCAGGTTTGCCGCTACCCTTGGTCAATCCACTAATTATTATTGGTCTGTTTCTGCCTTTACAGCAGAAACATTAATTCAAAGACCAATTTATAATACAAGGAAACTTGCATGGGCCGCTGTTGTCTCATCTTCGGCTGGAAGCTTGACTTTAGCATCGGTAGCCATTGCCTATGTCATCCAAAACAATACTGTTTATTATGACGTGAAGACTACTATTCTCACAAATGGAACAGGTTCTGGTACTATTTCAGTAACAAAATTACCATTCGGAGTAAATACGGGCTTGGACTATGTGTCTTTCTCGGGAGCAAGAACTGCGCCAACATTCACAACCCTGGCGGCTGTCGTTGGATCTAATGGAGTGTTGGCTTTGGTGAAATATAATAGTGATTATCCTGGAGCAGATTTGGCGGAAATGTATATAAGTGGCAGTTTATTGTATTAATAAAAATCGGGAGGAGGAATGAACAATGAAAAAATTAATTTATTTGGTGGTTGTTCTTTTAAGCCTGGTAATCGTTGGCATGGTCAATGCTGGCGAACACTATGTATTTTATAACACCTTTAATGGTATGGTTTGTATCGGGCTGAGACAAATTTATACACCATTAGAAAAGAACCAGATACATCAATCGGAAGTAATGAGCAATGATCGTGTCTGTTATGGTCCTATTCCTTTTGAGTGGCAGATCGTCAAAACGGGGGTGGACTGGAACGGGGACGGACACCCTGATATTTTGTGGAAGAACGTCATTACAAATAGGTGGAGTCTTTGGTTTATGAATGGCCCTTATTTAATGAGTTATATTGAAAACCTTGAATACATGGGGCCGGAGTGGGTAATTAAGTAAGTAAACAGGGGGTGTGATATGCCTTTTTTCCCAACAAACACCAGCACTAAAAGAAATCCCGATATTCCCGAATATGAAACATATACCCCTGAACAATGGGACCAAATCTTTAGTGGCGCCGGGATTCCGTCTGGCGGAGGCGGGGGCGACGGAGGAGATGGTGGAAACACTACAGAAGAGACCAGTTATTACCCAGGAACCCCATCTGGAAATTGGTGGGAGGACTGGAATATAACTGACCCCTCCGGCAGGAAACAGATCATAGACGCTTATTACTGGATTCATGGGCGTGCGCCAAGTGAGGAGGAACTAAATAGCCTTGGTCCAAATCCAACAGAAGCACAGATCAGGGAATACTTGAGAAGCATTGGAGAAGGACCAGGAGATGGGGGGATCGAAATACCGGAGGGGGCCTTCCCTTATTCAAAATCGTATGGCGGTTTGCCTCCTTGGGCTAATGACCTGATAAAAAAGTACATGGAGCAGTACATGGAACCATACGCCCAAAGCCTTCAGGAGTCATTAAACGAGATTGCTAATGCTCCCGGTCTTATTGAACAGACCAGACAGGCAATGGTAAATCAGTATCTTGATACCAACCTTAGACCGGCAATTTCCAACCTTTCAAGCCGTGGCGTGTTGAGTTCAAGTACAGCAGAAGGGACTCTTGGAAAAGTTGGGGAAGAGGCACAAAACAGAGCAGATATATGGGCCGGAAATGCTCTGTTAGCTAACTTAGATAAGAAAGCTGAGGCATATCAGAAGCAAATGGCCCTGATGAACCAATTACTCGAACTGGCTAAATATAGCGAGTCTGAGGGCGCGAACCCACTTGCTCCTTGGGAATTGATACTTAAATACTTAATTCAAGATTAATCTATAGAGGGGGTATTGCCATGTCTGTCTTATTGGATATGCTTATTAAAAATCAGGCCAATAATCAGGAGAATAAGCCTCCTGAGCTTTGGGATAGTTACAAGGAACCGCCAAAGACTGAGGCCGGGAAGAAGCTGTATGACACGATAACCAAGATGCAGGCCGACATTGATAGTACCCCGAACATGAAAGTCAGGTTTGCCGGTCATACTTTTGAAATCATGCCTAAAGCCAAACGGCAAAAGATAGATTACCAGATTCAGTTATTGAGGCTGTTACAGGGCATGAAACAGGATCAAACGAGCGAACCGGGGATGTTCAGCAGGTTACTTCCTGCCTTTGCTACCATGATTGGGTCAAGGGATAAAAATGGTGGTGGTAGCCAATGGGATCAATTTCTGAGGATGTTCGGCAGGGGTAGTGGTGGTGGAAGTGGATCAGCCAATACCTCAAGTGGCTATGGTGTAGACATGAGCGATTACGGCTACGGTGATACATGGGATTACGATAGTTATGGAGATACTGCTGGTGATTGGTCTGATGTTGCCGAAGATTATCCCTGGTAGGGTGAATAAAGATGAGCCTATTTGATTACATGAAGCAAATTGAGTCTAAGGATAATAGTTCGTTATACAAGCTAATAGCGGCTATGCGTGCCAAGGGGAAACAAGACCGAGAGAGAAGTAGTTCAATGAAGGAATACTATGGGTCTGGACCTATGCCGGGCGCTGATACTGGTGGCGGTGGGTACAGACATGGGTCTGATACTACCATAGGGACATACCAAACTCAGGGCAATCCTTTTGCCGCAAGAGTAGCAGATATAGCGCTTCCTCTTTTAGCATCTGCCGCCTTCGGTCCGGCAGGAGGTACGGCGGCTAAGTTTGGTGGTATGGGAGCCAAGGCCGCAACAGGGAAAAGTTTTGGTCAAATGTTGTTTGGCCCAGGAGAAGGTAATTTTACGGTTGCTGATTATGCAGACATGGTTGGAATGGATAGTGCGTCTCAACCCGGTCTTGATACGGTTAATGGTGATATGTTAAATGCTATGTTTTTAGCTGATTTAGCTGGTATTCCACTTTCCACTACTTATCCCGCAATGACAGGGGAAAACATAAACACCAATGGAGAGCAGGGCGACATATCTGAGGCCGACATCCAGGCATTTATGGAAGGATATGGTTCATATTCTGGTGAAAGCGGAGATAACGGCCTTGGCGTTGAAGGATTTGCAGGATATGATGCGGCAGGGTATTACGATGCCGGAGGCGGAGGAGAAGGCGGAGGAGAAGGTGGCCCAGGCCCAGGAATGATCTCTATGTAATGTCTAATCAGAGGTAACTGAAATGGCTTTCAAAGAAGAAATAGCTAAAAATCTTACTCAGGGTGGGGTTAAGAATGACATTGATTGGATGGATATGCTTGCCCTTGCTTTACCGGCAGTTGTTTCCAAAGACCCGGAGGCTCCTACCCGTGCTATGCAATTCTGGCAAATGGGGAGACAAATGAGGGAAGCACGGGAAAAGCAACGCCGTGAAGAACTCGGGCAACAGCAATATGCCAGGATGGTGGGCGAATACATCAATAATATGCAACAGCAAGCGGCCCTTGCTCAGAAACGGGGGATTATTGAAAACATGCCCTCTACCGTTACAAGGGTTGAACCGGGTTATGGAACGGATGAAACGGGGCAGTTTGATCCTGGCGCTGAAATGGGTGTGGCCCCGACCGTTGAAGTATCGAACCAGGAAAAGCTACGTCAGCTTTCCGAATGGGACAAAGAAGCATCAAAGCTGAACAACTCTTTTGATGCCGCCGCCTTGACGCAGAAGTACCCAGATGCACCACCTAACCTTGTTGCTACCCTTATGATGGAACATTTTAAGATGAAAAGGGCCGAGGCCAATGAACAGATTAAGGCAAGCAAAGCATTAGCCCTTGAGGAACGGAAGCATAAACAGGCCATTGAGTTGAAAAACATTGAGTCCGCTAATAAGATAGCCGAGGAGAAATTTAAGTCTGGCTTACCTACCAAACCAAAAGAACCTACACCAAGAATGTATGAAGATATTCCCATAGGTAACGGAAGATTAATACAAACCTATAAATGGAATCCAGAAACACAATCTAATGACATCCCGGTTGGGAAGCCTAAACCGGCATGGAAGCCTACCGAGGGTGGCGGTGGTGGGCCACAATATAAACCAAACAAAGTCATCCTAACAAGTCCAGACGGTAAATCAAGGAAGGTTATTGATAAAAACGATAATTCATACGAAACATATATTGAAACCGGATGGACTCCGTATGCCGTTGCAAAACAAGAAAATCCGATAGATAAAATAATTAATGCCTCACTTGAAAGGGCTTCTCAGAGGATGCAACAAAAAAATGGTGGCACATCTGGTTCTTCCGCTAACCAACCAAGTCAGAAAACACAAGCCACTCAACCAAAAACAATAAAACAGACATTTACAACTAAGCCAAAGGCGAGTTTGTTTACTGGTAAAACAATGACAGATACGGTTACGGGGAAAAAGTATATTAGTAATGGTAGTGAGTGGAGAGAAATATATTAATGGCTTTTGTTATTGAAGAGGCACAAGAAATAACACCACAAGAACAAACCACCGATACTAATAGGTTTGTGGTAGAACGTCCTGCAACGTGGCAAGATATAGGTATGGCCTTCCAGACAGACTCCGAATTAAAGAAGTTACCAAACAAGCAGAAGATTGAAGCCATGAAAGCTACGGCTATGGAACTTGGCCTTATGGAGAAGCCAAAAGAATCTGGTTGGTACGATATTTATGCGGCAACGATAGGGAATGTAGTTCCCCGTGCCGTTCAAGCCATTGGCGGGTTGGTTCAGTCTTACCAAGAAGGTATTGGAAGTCAAGCAAAGTTGGGACGTGAATTAGCAAAAAGACGGGTTGGTCAAAAAATAGCCGAGGCCGGTGAGAGATATATTGTTGAACCAAACGTTGAGCCAGGATCGGCAAAGGGAATAGTCTATGGGGCAGGGTCAAGTGTGGCACAGATAGCCCCCTGGTTAGCCCTTGGGCCTGCCGGTGTTATTGGTTCTGCCATGCTACAAACAGCAGGACAATCCTATAGGGAAATGGAGAAAGATAATCCCGAACTAAAGCCACACGAAAAAATGGCGGGGTCTTTTGTTAAAGGTATGGCCGAAGGAATTGGTGAAGCCCCTCCCGCAAAAGCATTATTTAAGCTGGGGTCAAAACTAATTAAGCGTGCCATTGATGTTACTTTTAAAGACATATTAGGAGAAGAAGTTACTTCTACTTTGCAGTTTTTAGTTGATAAGAATTATATCAATCCCAAGTTGGGATGGAAGGAGTTTAAGCAAACCGTTCTTGATACGGCGGCCATTACTGCCTTAGCCGGTCCTGCTATGGGCGCTATTGCTCACCCAATAGCAAAACATAGGGGATTAAAACAACAAGCCATACAAGAACAAAAGATAAGCAATTTTGTCAATGATCTTCTTGGTAAGATTGGAAACAAGGAGGCGATTGAGAAAGATATTGCTAAACAACAAGCTGACGAAGGAACTGTTAATATAGAAGAAAATGACATCCTTGGATTGCTTAATCAACCGACAAACAAAGATATTGGCACGACTGAAAACATTCCAGAACAGCAAATAGAACAAAAAAATATTGCTCAAGAACAAGTTTCACCAGTTGAGAATATCATAAAACCAGAAACAGTAACGGAACCTGAATTAATAGATACCTCAACACAAGGCGAAGGGCAATTTTTCTACCACGCCACCGACGCACCAGTTACCGAATGGAAGCCGGGGCAGAAGGTGAACTTCTCAGACCGTCCCATGACCGAGGCTTTTGGGGAGCATGTTTATAAATTTGAACCAGAGATAAAACGCCCCGCACCAGATATGGACGCATGGAATAAAGACGTTGCTCAGGGAACTAATCTATATGACGGCATAATCGTTGAGGGAACGGATTATCAGGGCAAGCCCACTAAGTGGGGTATGGTTAAAGACCCATCACAGATGAAGAACGTGGAGTATCAGGGGCCGGGAAATAATATAGAGGAAAGAGGAAGTATTTCGGGAATGAAAGTCTATCGGGGAGGAGACGAACCGATAGATTTTTCAAGGGGTGGATCAAGAGGTATTTCAGTTTCTACATCAAAGGAAATAGCAGAAAACTTTATTGGCGAAGAAAATAAAATAATTAGTGAGGCCATTCTTCCGTCAACCGCAAAAGTCCTTAAAGAATCAGATATTCCGGTTGAATTACAAGGGAGTTATTTAGAAGACGCTAAAAAATTATCTAATTTTCCTATTTCGGGAAGCGACAAAGTCTTTGAGAGCTTACAAAAAAAGGTCTGGAATAAACAACAAAAGATAATTGATTATGCAAGGGAGAAAGGCTTTGATGCGGTTGAGTTTCCATTTGAAGATGAAATAAGAATCATTAAGCCAAATATTTTGAAAGAATCACCCTCTCCCGACGAATTAGCCAGGGCGCAGCAGTACGATGAAATAATCCCTAACCGCTCCACCCCGCCGGGAGAGATAGGGAAATCTGCGGCCATGTCTGGCATAAAAGAAGATTTCCCTGTTAGCGTCCTAAAACTTGACCCTGAAAACATGCAATATAAAATACTTCATGGTAAGGGAGGGCAAACAGGATCACTGGAAGGTGTAACTAAATGGAATAAAAATTTAGAAGGAATTGTTTCTGTATGGCAAAACCCTGAAACGGGAGAAATAGTTGTTGCTAATGGTCACAATAGAGTAATGAAGGCCATTGAGTTAGGACAAGATACGATTCCCGTTAAATTTATTAAAGCCGACACACAGCAAGAAGCAAGGGCAATTGCCGCCATGCAAAACATTGCAGAAGGACGAGGCACGGCTTTTGATGCGGCCAAGTTCTTTAGGGATTCAAAATTATCTGTCGATGATTTACTGCAAAGCGGAATACCAACGAAAGAGTCGGTTGTCCGAGACGGTCTTGCCCTTTCTTCTCTTAATGATTGGATTTTCAATTCTGCCTTACGGGGGGATATTCCAGAAAAAAGGGCCGTGCTAATTGGCAGTAAAATAACCAACCCGGATATGCAAGATGCCTTAATTAAGTTACTTAATAAGTATGAATCTAATGGCAAAAAAGTTACCAACGATATTATATCTGAATTAGCAGATGACATATTAAATGCCCCAAGTAAGGACGAGACACAGTCGTCTTTATTCGGAGATGAAACAAAAACAGAATCTTTGGCATTAGAAAAAGCTGAAGTAGCGGCCTATATAAGAAATAATTTATCAAAAGATAAAAAATTGTTCGGGGTTGTTGGTAGAAACGCCAATAGACTTGAAAGTGTTGGTAATGTTATAAAGACAGAAGAAAGCCTTGGAATTTCTAAGGAAGCTGGTGTTATTCTTGATGTTTTTGATCGAAACAAGAATTATCTTGGTCCAATTTCTGAAACGCTTAACGAAGCGGCAAGGAGGATAGGAAATGGAGAAAACCCAGGAAAAGCAAAACAATGGGCTTACGACAAAATCAGGGAAGATGTATCAGAAATTATCACCGGAAAGCAAAAAAGTAGTCCTGAGAGAGACAAGGGACTATTTGACGGCATTACAAAACAGGAAGGAACAGAAGGGGTAACACTTGGCTTCGGTCTTGGCGGCGCACAACAATACATAGACGGCCTGAAACAAACCATAGATAACTTCAGGTCTGGAAGACAGCATGAAAAAACAGAGAAGATAGACACACCCAAAGAAGTTACTTATTTTGCTAATAGAATTATGCCGGGAGAACGGTCTATTAAGTCTTTCTTTGCCTTTCCCGAAACCATTAAACAGAAGTTCCCTGATAAGTTTGGCCCGATAAAGGAAAGAACAGACCAAAAATTTATTGAACGTGATTCAAAAACCTATGAGTTTGCACAACAAATCCAACCATATATTGGATTACCGGAAGCCTCTAAGGACAAAGTAAAGTCTTTTCTTTTTGCGGCCCGTGTCAGGGGGGGTAAGTTCGATACTATTGCTGAAGCTCAAAAACTTGGATTTAATCAATCGGAAATTGATGCCGTTCAAGCCATAAAAGACTTTGCCAATAATTCTTTGGACTATTTAAGAGAGGGATTAATAGCCAAAGCAGATTATTACAGTACAACCCCAGGGAAAGACGGCCTTTCCTCCCAGGACCGATATATACAAAAGGTTGATGAGTTTATTACCGACCTAAAGGATGCCAATTATGTTCCGTTTTCCAGGTTTGGGAGTAAATGGGTTATTGGTCTTGATGCTGAGGACAAGGTAAAATCGTATGCTATGACTGACAGCCAGATAGAGGCCAATAAACTCCGGGCAGACTTTAGAAAACAAGGATGGAAAGTAAAGTATGGAGAGGTATTGAAATCTGCCCCGGAAGCGTATGAAAATATTCCTATTGACCTGATGGTAGCCATTAATTCTCTGAATACTGCCGATCCAGTTTTAGCCGAACACATGAAAAAAATGTTCGGAAGATATGCCTCCGGTTTCCCGGAACACATGCTTCATGCCGCACTCACTCCTGGGTACAGCGTTAATCTCGACCGTAACCTTGCTGATTATATTATTGGGATAACAAATTTTGTGTCAAACAAAAAGGCCGAAGTTGATTATTCTCAGATGTTTGATGCCATTGACCAAAAGCGTGACTCCGGTGTCTATGGATATGCCAAGCGGTATATAGACTATGTAACGACTTCTAAGCCAGAAGCCTATGCCTTGCGCAACTTCATGTTTCACTATTACTTGGGGTTAAACGTAAAATCGGCTCTTGTCAACTTGACGCAGACCATTATTACTACATATCCGGTCCTTGCGGCACATACCAAAACGCCAGAAATAGCTTATGCGAAAGCCATGAAGCAAATGATGGAGTATATGGCTTCATCTAAAAAGTTTTCGGCAAAATACCCCGATTTAATGGATGCTCTTAATAAGGGTATAAGTGAGGGGAGTTTATCTGCACAAGTGTATCGTGAATTAAGTGGCAGAGCAAGACCGGGAATGGGACTTACAGACCCAGGAGCTACCAACATATCCTCTTTCATGTTTGACAAGGCCGAAAAATTCAATAGATTTGTATCTATGATAGCCGGTTATAATGTTTCTATTGCAAAAGGTTTGTCTCATGCAGAAGCCATTAAACAAGCAGAACAAATAGTGAAGGAAACACAATTCGATTATACTAAGGCCAACAGACCAGAGATAGCCCGTGGCCGTGTTGGTTCCTCTATTATGATATTTAGAACTTTTATGGGAAACTATCTATCTCTCTTAAAAAAGTATTTTATGAAGAATGGTGGTTTCCCTGTATGGTCAAGAATGTTGGCAACCATGTTTGGATTAGCCGGTATTAGCGGTTTTCCTCTAATTAAAGACCTGATTAAAGCAGCTGAAATATCGGGATATGACCCCAAAACTGAAATGAAAAAGGCGTTACCAAAAAATATTACTGACACAATATTACACGGAGTTCCTTATCTTGCTGGATGGGACATTTCCGGTTCTCTCGGTATACAAGAAATGACTTCTGACATTGAAAAGGGTGTCTATCCGGCAGTCGGGCGAATGATAACTGGTGTTGCCGGGGATATACCTTTAAGAGTTGGACGTGCATATAATATGTATAGAGATTATGATAATCCGCAACGGGCAGCAGAAGCACTCGCCCCTGAAGCTGTTAGGAATCTAACTGTTGCCGGAAGATGGGCGCTGGAAGGATCCAGAACCCCGGCCAATAAACCAATAGCAGACGTTGATTCATGGGATATATTTATGAAGGGTCTTGGTTTACAGCCATCTACTATGTCCCGTGCTTACGAAAAAGAAAATGCCAGAATATTACTTACTGAACGTGCTACTAAATATAATAAAAAAGCCAATTGGTTGATAGCTTCAGCTATTTTTGATATGACCCAGGGCAAAGAAGAACGGGGAGACAAGAAACTTGACAAGGCTATGGCCTGGATAACAAAACACAACGAAAAAGCCGATCTTGATGATATGATTATTCCCAATAAAAAGGGGATACAAGATCATTTATTAAAAATGATTGCTCCCGAAGTTGCCGACCTAAAACGGCTACCGAGGATAGCAAGACCAGAATATATGGAAATTCAAGAAGCATTCGCAGATTAGGAGGCCAACAATGAAAAGACTGATTTTAACCATTACCTTAATTATTGGATTGTTTGTAATTCCGTTAGGGGTGCAAGCGGTTTCGGATGTATTTGCTATTTACGGGGAACCTGTTTACGAAGGAACCATATCAGATACGACCTCTTCTGTCGGGTTTAGTTCGTCTTATCTATCCACCACGGACGGAAGCGGTAGGACGATATTCCCTAAAGCGGCCCTAATAGTTGTTGAGACAGCTACCATTACCTTTACGGTTGCCGGGACTACGCCTACGATAGCGGCAGGAACGAATGTGGGGATACAATTAGCTTCGGGTGGGTCGTGGGTTATCCGTGGAGCAAATGCCGTTAGAAATTTCAGGTGTATCAATACGGTTGCCAGTTCGGGGGCCAAATTGAAATATATAATTTTTATTAATGATTTAGGAGAACATAAATGAAAAAGATATTTATATTCATTGTTGGCCTTTTGTTTATAGCGACTTTATCTAATGCTCAGTTAGCGAATGATGGGTTGTCTGGTGGTAGTGGGGGGGGATCAGCTTGTAATAATGATGCCTATGATGCCACGGCTTGGAACGGGGATAGTTCTTACTCTCCATGTAAGGATGCTGTTAGAGATAAATTTGAGTCACTTGGAACTGCTTCGGCTCAGAATGTTGGAACCTTGACCAACACCTATCTGTGTACCTTTGTTACTGGGACAGGTATTGTCTGTAATACAGCCCCAACTACTTATTTACTGGCCTCAACTATCGTAGCCGCCGGGGATGTTTTGGTAGGATCAGGGGCCGGGGCCGCTACGGTTATCACCAAAGGTGCCAATAACAGCTTTTTTGGGGTAAACAATAGCGGAACCCTTGGTTTTTATACCAGTTTCCAGTTAGACGATGCAGCCGCACAATTTATCTCTGCTACGGCAAGCAAGGGCTACCTGAAGGTTTTACTATCTGGATCAACGAATGGCAAAACCCTGACAACCTCGTTTTTACACACCGATGACAAAACTCTTTATTTTCCCGATCCGACTACCGGTGATTCTGTTACCTATGGTTCAGCGGCCATTAGATTGAATACTGGTGGTTCTACGGCCAGAGTTAAGACATTGTCGGATAATGCCTCTACAATAATTGAGGGCGGCACTGGTTACACAACCATTGTAAAAACTGAGTATATTCCGATTGCTTATGCAGAAGATGGGGCCGCTGCTCCGGCAACTGCTACTATTTGGGCAGACACACGTAAAAGCAGGGTTAGGGTTTTTGCCGCTGATGCCGATAAAGACGTGGAAATTCACTGGATAGTCCCCGATGATTATGTTGGTGGGATTAAATTCAGGGTTATTGGTTTTGTCGATAATGCCACGGCCCCGGCTAATACTGAGACCATTATTTTCAACCTGGCAGGGTGTTCGGTTGGGGCCTCTGATGACGGAGGTTGTACCCTTGGAACCGGGGTGAATAGTACGTTCACTGCTGATGCGACCTATGCCCAACATGATCGTTGGTCAAGTTCTTGGTCATCGGAAATAACGGTCACAAACATATTGGCAGGGGAATCAGCCATGCTGAAATTATTCCGTGACGTGGATGATACCTATGGTCAGGGAATTGCCGTAGCGGGCATTGAGATTAAATATAAAGCCAAGATTATGTTGGACAGTACCTATTAGGAGGTTCTATGTTTAAAAGATTTGCGCTTTCTTTTATGCTCGTTTTAGCTTTTGCCTTGTTGGCTCAGGGGCAGGAAATAGCCAAAATGAATCCTTATATGGCGGGGGGAGGATCAGGGGGTCTTGTTATTGATGATTATTATCCAGAATCTAATTATGAGTCTGATAAAGAAGCGTGGGTTAATTCATATGGTCCGGAATCGTATCAGTCGTTCACTTCTGGCGGAGGAACACTTGATTCTGTAAAATTTTATCTGTCTAAAATTGGCAGTCCTACGGGCAATGCTGTAGCCAGGTTATTTGCCCATTCCGGGACTTATGGGTCAAGTAGTGTGCCAACAGGATCACCGTTGGCTACATCAGATACATTTGACGTATCTGGATTAACAACCAGTCCAGCACTAATAACATTTGATTTTACCGGAGATGATAGGATCACATTATCTTCTGACACTTATTATGTAGTTACCCTTTATTATACTGGCGGGGATTGGGATAATGTAGTGCTGCTTGGGCGAAGAGAAACGAGCTGCTCTCATAGCGGAAATAGCGGCTATTATGATACCAGTTGGCATATTGAGTCAAATGATTGTATTTTTTATATCTATGTGATAAAATGAAAAAACTCCTGATCGCTTTGATCCTTCTTATCCTCCCGGCCTATGCCTGGGCCGACACCCATGTGGCCGATTCCTGTTCCTTAGCCCATGTCCAAACAGCCTATGATGCGGCCTCGGAAGGTGATACTGTTTTGGTTCCTGCGGGAAGTTGCTATTGGACAGGCGGAATCACCATATCTAAAAATATAAGCATATTCGGGGCTGACAGCACAACATCCTCACCCTGTACCAATACTGGGACAACACTGACAACTTCTTCAAATGATGGATTTTTTAACATTACTGGCACAACTACGGGGGAGATTAGAATAAGTGGTTTTCGGTTTAATCTTGGAGGACCTACTTCTTATAATAGATATGCTGTTACCGTGAGCGGAACTCACTCACAATTACATATCGATCATAATCGTTTTGATGGGGGAAAACCGCAGCTTGAAATTAATGGATATATCCGGGGTGTGGTACATAGTAACTGCTTTCTAAATAGTAATATTTCTATAAGTCTATTGGGCGATGGGGAAGGTGGTTTTTGGGGTCGTCCTATTTTAGCCGGAAATGATATGGGGACCGGAACTCTCTATGTGGAAGAGAACACCTTTAAACGAACCAATACTGGTATGGGGGGGTGTGTTGATACTAATAATCATATTGAATCCGGGCATGACGGGAATTTTGTAATTCGGTATAACACCTTCGATGGGTCTCAGTTTTGCGTTGGGCAGGAGCAAATGGATAATGCCATTATGACTCATGGCAATGGAGGAGACCTAAATAGGACAGGTGTTTTGAGGGGTCATCCTGTCTGTGAAATTTATAATAATTTATTTACTCATAATTTTCTTCAAGATATTATTTTCCGTGGTGGGTCTGTTTTGATGCACGACAATAATATAACATCAACCAATACGGTAAGAATTAAATTCAGGGAGGAAGAATCGGTTGAAGACGGAAGCACAATAGTTACAAAGCGTAGTGAAAGTGATTACCCTGCTTGGGACCAAATTTATAACACTTTTATTTGGAATAATGTATTTAATGAAGTGGAAGACCCAGCACCAGTTAGAGAACCCACTAATGTCTGGTTTCAAGAAGGCCGTGATTATTTCATGCACGCTCCCCAAGCAACTGGTGGCAAGCAAACCCTGTATGTAAGTCCGGGAAAGCCGCCTTGGGAAACTGCCGGAAATAGATATACTCGATCACCGGACAATGATAATAAGATGACTTTCTCTGATTCCGGAGCAAACGCCTATTATCCCTATACGCCCTATACCTATCCTCATCCACTACGCAACGAAGGAGAGCCAGACACAACCCCCCCCGTATTATCTAATCTGTCTCCTACTGGTCAACAGGCTTGCAGTCCGGGACCGACAGCTAACGTGACCATCAGCTTGACCACAAACGAGGCCGCTACTTGCAAATATGGAACCTCGGATGTTGCCTACGCTTCCCTGCCCAACACCTTCAGCACGACCGGAGGAGTTAGCCATTCGCAAAATCTAACTGAATTGGCTTGTTCTGATTCGTTCACCTATTATGTCCGATGTATTGACGGATCATCCAATGCTAACACTTCCAGCAGTCTGATTAATTTTACAACCGCATCGGAATCGGATGTTATAGCTCCAACATTCTCAGGTGCTGTTCTGGCCGAAGATGGCCGGACCCTGACCGTTACACTGTCTGAAGCGGTTAAGTTTGGAGCCGGGGGCAATACAGGCTTCACTGTGGCCCCTACGGAGGGAGCCGCAACGGTGTCTTATTCTTCAGGGGAATACAGTGCCGTCCTGGTTTACACAACCTCCAGGGTGATCTATTCAACTGAGACCTTGACCTTGAGTTTTACTAATCCAGGGAATGGGGTGGAGGATAGTGCTGGCAATGACCTTGGAACGCTCACGACTGAATCAGTAACCAATAACAGCACTCAATCAGCTCCGACAGGAGAGGGTGGGTATGTTGATCTAACATTTTGGAACCCATCGACCGTTACGCCTGGATCAGAGGAGGGGGACGGCAGAGAGGTCAATCTTGGGGTCAAGTTTTCCGTGGCTCATCATGGGGTATTGACGGATTGCCGGTTTTACAAAACTACTAATAATACTGGTACTCACACTTGCACGGTTTATGATAGCTCAGGAACCTCTTTAGGCACAGTAAATTTTAGTGGTGAGGGAGAAACAGGTTGGCAAACACAAGCCTTTAGTACCCCAATTCAAATTTATACAGGTAGGGATTATTATATCTCGGTTTACATGCCCGCAGGATACTATAGCCGGACCAGTGGTTATTTTCCGGGAGATATGACCAGTTCATTTCTTACGGCCAGTCAGGGCTATTATAGATATGTGGACAGTGCCGCTTTCCCGAATGTGGCCTCTGGCTCTAATTCTAATTATTGGGTAGAGCCCGTATTTGATTTAACTCTTGGGATAGCACTACAGACTGGCGCAGGAAATATTACGATTCCATAGGAGGTGATTATGAGAAAGCAATTAGGATTGCTCCCGAGATCAGGGCTCGGTTGGCCGGGTTCGGTGATCGGGTGCAGTTGGGGGACATTGTCCCGGGGAGTGAGTATTAATGGCTAAGTCAAAATTCAGTCAATGGGTTTTTAACCAGCTATTTACGCTTGATCTTGCTGTTAATTCCCTTCTTGGAGGATCACCAGAGGAAACGATAAGTGCAAGGTTGGGGCGAAACTGGCATGGGTCATGGATGGAGAAGGTTGTAAACTTCTTAGCCCATCCATTTGAAGGGCATTTTCATCATTGTGAAGAAGCTCATGAGAATACGCCAGAATCGAATACCGAAATGGAAGTATTGAAATGAACATAACCTGGAAAAAGCCTGAATACAAACCCCATCCTCAGTATGAAGGCGATCCGACTATCAAAGAGGAACGCCAGAAGGATAAGGACATGGATGGGGTAACGGAAGTGACATTATTCAAAAAAGAAACAGACTGGAAATTTCTAAGCAAGTTTTGGAATAAAGTAAAGAGGGGGTGAATTGGATAAAAACGAAATAGCCAATTCTTGGGTTGATAAAGATGGAATTGTTTTCATCTATGACCCGGTTCATAAGGCTAATATCTGGATGTTGATTTCAGAGAGCCATGAAAAATTTAGGGAAATAATAAAAAAACACATTCCCAATATTGATGGGTTGTTTTCTGATTTAGCCTTATATGAGAAAACCGACGGAGGACATATTCAGGTAGGAATCGAAGAGTATACAATTGATATTGTCTGGTCAAAGAATAAGCTATCGGTGTTATGCCATGAAATATATCATGCTGTTTACTCTATCCTTGCAGACCGCAGAATAGACCCAAATGAATCTGGGGCATATTTGTTTGAGTTTATTTTGCGTGAGATATTAAAACATAAACAAATAAAGAGGGGGTGAGATTATGAATCCAGTAAAGAGTAAAATTAACTGGACGGCATTACTCCTGTTAGGCTTGGGCATTATTACAGATCCTAATGTTTTAGGGCTTCTGCCGACAGAATGGGCCTCTAAAATCCTGATGGTCAGTGGCCCGGTGCTGTTTATCCTTCGGCAATTTTTTACCAAGCCTGCCGACCCTGCAATTAACCCTCCCAACATACCATAGGCCGAGGATACGTTAATGGATAAAATCTTAAACTTCATTCCTTTCTTTTTAGTAACCGGGTCGGGAAACCCAAGGCCGAACATTCCACGGATTATTGAAGCGCTTATAATTGCCGCTATTGCCGGGGCCGTTAGTGGTTACATTTCTGTCGCTAAACTGGAAACCAAGATAGATTTTATTTGCGTAGACAATGTCAGGCAGGAACACAGGATTGACGAAACCCTTAACCGACTTGAACGATTGGCCGAGGTCGTCAACGAACATAAGGGAAGGCTTGAACGCAAATGAGCCGGTCGGAATTTACCCTCAAGATCGCCCGCCTAATACTCCTAATTGAGCAGGAAAGAAAATTGGGGTTCCACACCCTTAGACCCGCCTTGGATTATATAAAAAGAACCGCCGAAGAACAAAACAGATTATTTAAGGCCGGGGCTTCAAAACTGGACGGCTATACAAAGAGGTCTGCTCATCAAGTAGGGAAAGCGGCTGACATCCTGCTTTTTGATGAAAACGGTGTATTTCTCCAAAAATGGCCGAAAGATATTATTAAACGGTATCATGATATATGGGAAGAATGGGGAGGGAACCCGGTCATATCTTGGGATGTTGGACATTTTGAGGCCGGTTCTGTTTCAGATCCGCAGCCAGTAACTAAAACCGTTACTTTTTGGAATAAGGTCAAATCGGTACTGGTGGGGTAGGAGATTATATGGATGACGAAAACATACGGGGATGCAGAGGTAATATGCAAATTATGCGGCGATTGGTTGGGCCTCAAAGCCTTATCCGGCCAGAGGGTGAAGTGCCTTGCCTGTACCCATATTTGGCCCGAAAGTACCCGGAATTGGTGCATTGTCAAAAGTAAGGAGTTATTAAAATGTCATGGTTCTGCTCAATCGAAAAAGTCGAAAACGGATTCCTTATTGAATATCCCGAAGAAGATAATGAGGGTAAAGAATTAATAGTAAGGCACGTTATCGAAGATGATGTGGAGGGCGATGAACTGGACGCACCGGAAGCCCTGTTATGGTGGGTCTTAGATTATTTCGGCTGTTACGGAAACAAACACGACCCCGAACGATTGCGGATAGTGAGGGAAAAGCATGATTGACCACCTGAAGATTTTGGGCCACGTTTACGAAGTGATCGCAGACGAGAATCTTGAGGAACACCAGGGGGCCGGGGGACTGGCCGCCATAGGCCAAAACAAAATCAGTTATATGCCAACCTATGCCCCGTCCCAATGCCGGGATGTAATATTGCATGAAAGCCTTGAAATCATAAACTCCTGCCTTGAACTCAATCTTAACCATCAAGTCATCCAGTCCCTTGCTTGCGCCATGCAACAGCTTTTTATAGACAATCCCCAGCTATTGGCTATGTTTAAAAAGACCAGGAACAAAAGGTCGGCACTTATGGATAACAGTCAACAAAATGACCAGTCAAAAAAGGTATAAGCTAAGACATTTAGAAAAAGGATTATGCAAGCATTGCTCAAGACCGGCAGTCCCTCCATTTTCGGGCCGGTGTGAATATCACCATCAAAAGCATGTTGAATATAGTGCGGGAACTGTGAAAAACAGATTTGATTCAGGTCGGTGTATAAAGTGCGGCGGTGAGTTAATTACTGATTGTGATAGCGGATTAAAAACCTGCCTGAATTGCCGTTATCATTTACTTCAACCAAAATTTAAGGAATGGGAAATTGCAACTTTTCAAAATCCAAACCAAACCGGACCACGATTTAGTTTTGTTGGGTGATACGCATTACGGTACGACCCTTAGACATGAGGACGGGATAGGCGAGGCCATTGAGTTTATCGGGACCAACAAGACCGAAACCAGGGCGGTATTCATGGGGGATGCGATTGAAGCCATAATTGTTGACGATAAGAGGTATGACCCCGACACCCTGGAAGAACCTATTCCCCTTCAGCAAGCCAACCATTGTATTAAAGACTTCTATCCCATCCGTAAGAAATTCATAGCCTGGTTATTGGGGAACCATGAGGCCAAGTTGTCAAAGTTCGGGAATGTATCTAAATTCATTGCGGACGGTCTGGACGTTCCCTATGGGTCTTATTCAGCCGTCATATCGGTTTACACCACAAAGGATGAGCTTCAGTACCGCCTCTATGTTGCGCATGGTTTCGGGGCGGTGGATAGCAAGCTCCCGGCCCCGGATGAACGGGAACACTCCATGCTGAGGTCTTTGAAGCGGCAGTTATTTTTGAAGGTCGGCCATTGTAATGTTATGGCGATGGGGCATAGTCACAAGCTCCTGGTTAAACCTCCGACCCCTGAATTATATCTCTGTGGTGAAAAGTACCTGAAACAACAATACACCCAACCTGATAACGGGGATTATATTCACCCTGACCTTAGATATTACGTCAACACCGGGTCATTTTATAAACTGTATCAAGAAACATCCGAGGCAAGCGGGTATGCCGAAAGGATGGGCCTGAATCCTAACATGCTTGGCTTCCCCATTATCCATGTCCGGGACGGGGAGATCAAGAATATTGAGAAACGGATACTTTAACCTTGACATCCGTGTTTTTTTGTGGTATGATTAATACAATAAATAAATAAAAGGATATAGCTAAGGGTATGAGCAACCTAAAAAGTAAACAATATCATAATATTGCCATCTATCGAGAGGTCTGCTCAACCTCGATTCCCGAAAGGGTTCGATTGATGGGCTATCTCCTTTTTGTTGGACCCGCTTAGGTCTTATGACCCAAGCGGGTTTTTTATTGCCAAAAATCAGGGTTCAATTAGCGCATATTCCCTGGTTCCCGAAAGGGTTCGATAGATGGGCTATTTGGTTTTGAAAAACATCAGCCGGGTTACAGGAGCCGACCCCCAAAAGATAAACAGACCTTAGACGCATATTGTATTAGGGTTCCTTGCCATACCCGAAAGGCAAGGGCGGGCGCTTGATCCACGATACGGATGGTCTGATAAAGGTGTGATGCTTTTCTGCTTTGACGACGAATCAAAGACCTTTTTTGCTTCCCCATACGTTTTATTTTTTCCTTTGTTTTTCGAGGGTATGCGGGGAGACGGCTCCAGGCCTATGTCAAAAACAAATAGAGGTGAATATGCCTAAACAGAATAGACGCTGCATTAGAGACGTTAAAGAGGCCCGAATTTTTGCCATGTTTTTACTCATGGAGAGGTCAAGGCATCTGGATGACGTGGATAAGATTGATAAGGACCTTGAAGACCTAAAGACCAAATGGGGCATAGACGCATGGGAATTGCCCGATACTGATTGGATTGATGTTTGATATTGTTTAAAAAAGGCTAATTTAATTAGTTCACAATTTATAACCTATTGATTTTATTATATCCGAATTTTATAATCTCCCCTAATCTCCCGTAATCTGCTTTAACCCGCCTTGATTCCACTAAATTCTTATGATAAAACGGTAGCCATGAAATCAAAAAAATACAAAATCAACGATAAAGTAAAGGTCGCCGGGGAGGTCGGGGTTGTTTTTGAGATCACCGAAATCGGCGAACTTGGCATAGTTTTTGATAACGGGAAGAAGTTTTACCTTTTCCCGGAAGACTTGGATAAGACCAGGCCGCCGGTCGGGAATAAACGGCAGAAGGGGGTGTGAAATATGGCACCTACAATCAAAGAAATGATCAGGGAGTATCTGGAGAAAAACGGGTATGACGGCCTATCCTGTCCGTGGGCTGAATGCGGGTGTGAAATAAACGATTTAATGCCCTGCGACGGGCCAGAGAAGGACGAATGTTTCGCAGGCCATAGAGTCGAGGACCCTACCGGAGAAGTTGACTATCTAATATTTCCGGGAAAGGCAGAGGAGACATGATCTGGTTTATTGTCGGATGTTTTGTCGGGGCGGTCGCGGGGTTTATTACCTGCGGATTTTTATACGCCAGGCGTTTGTTTGAGATGTCTGCCAGGGCTGATTTTCAAAGAGCCAGGGCCGAGGAATTGGCGGCTAAAGTTCAAAAATTGGAAGAATGGGCCAGTCCCATGCTGCCGGTATTCGGTCGGTTTAATAAGAAAGGGGGAAGAGATGAAGTGTTTAAAACCTAATTGTGATAGGGAAGTCCGCAGTCGGGGATTGTGTGGTTCTTGTTACGTGACGGCCAACTCATTAGTTAATAAAGGCAAGACAACGTGGAAAAAGTTGGAGATGAATGGAAAATGCTTGCCATCGAAAAGGGCTACTGGCGAATGGTTTCTTGAAGAACCGGGGCACAATCAGTGTTTGGATTTCTTAAAGGAGGCCAAATGATCCGATCCTATTTCAACCAATTAATGTCAATGCCCTGGTGGGCGTGGGTGCAGATGGGATTGTGTGCGGCAATCGGTATCGGGATTATCTGTCTGTTTGTTCACGACCGGGCCGAGTACATTAAAAAGCTCGGTGACTATGATTTAAACGGGAGGTTGAAGAAATGAATTGCGCCCGCCTCCATTGCCGCTTATCGGTTGATTCATGCCTAACCAGACATGACCTGCTTGGAAAAATCATGGGCCATGAAAGCTCCTGTTACCGATGCCGACAGTACCAAGCCATTAAGCTGTTTACCGACTGGAACGAAAGCCCGGTAAAGGAAACGACCTACCATAAGCCGAGCCGTAAGAACGCTTTCCGTGGAGGTCGGTGGCGTAAGGAACGTGATATTTATGAAAATAGTAAGATATCGCTTAAGGACGTCAGATATAAGCGTTGTCATGTATGCGGGCGTCTGAGGGTCAAGAAGGACTTTACACCAAATGTGAAAAGCAAAGACGGTTTAAGTAATGTTTGCTGTCATTGCAAGGCAGAGAGGAGGCAAAGAGGATGAATGAAAGTAAAATAATGCGTGTAGGTAAAACGGCAAGGGACCACGAAAGAGGAGCATGGGCGGCGAGGTTTGAAAACCGGGCGCTTCGTGAGCAATGGCAGAAAATGGGAGGGCCGTTTCCCTATCGGTCCTGTAACGGAAAGAAAAATAGGCTGACGGGGAGGTAAATATGCTTAGCTTTATACTTGGCTGTTTTGTCGGGGCTTGGATTTCATTGATAGTCGTGGCCCTACTCAAATCGAGCGAAACCGAATACCGGGAACAACGGGAAAGGCAGGTGGGGAATGACAACACTTGAAATAATCTTTATCGCCTTGATTATCCTTACCCTGATAGCAGGGTTATTTCTTGGGACGCTCAATCGCAGACTTGACCGGCAACTTTCCGAACTGGTTCAGGCCCAAAAGGACCAGAAAGCCAAGGCTGAGTTTATGATCCGGGAATTGAATAAGGTCTACGGAGAGGCTAAGAACAAGACCTACTGCTTAGGCAATATTGATGCCCTTCGGTGGGTAACTGGCGAGCTTCAGGACGGTAATTATTGGGGGTTTTTGATGGCCCGGAAGCAGGCGTCAAAGGGAGGGAAATAATGTACGCACACACAAACCAGTCTGAAAAGAACATCCTGTCATTGCTTTACCTCAGTTGTCAAGGCCGGGAAAACGCCATGACAAGCCGGGAAATAACCGGAATGACCGGGGTTGGACAAAAGCAGGTCCAAAAGATTATCCGGGATTTCAGGCGATTTGGACATCCCATAGGGGCCGACTTTGAAGTGGGTTACTGGTGGATAGTTGACCCCGAAGAACACAAGACATGGATTGAACAACTCAGACGCAGGGCCTTCGACTATCTAAGGACGGTATCAATTCAGGGAAACATAACCGCCGCAAAACTGGCGGGACAGCTCAAACTGGAATTGGAGGGATGATGAATAACAAGCCCTATAAATGCCTATGGTGTGGAAGAAACTTGGGCGGTATTGGCCCTCATAATTGCAAAGGCACATTTAGAAAACGGAACCTTTTGTTTCTTGATGAAAGCGGGAATTACTACGGCAACCCAAAAGCGTTCGATATGTATAATACTGAAAGGAAGAAATTGATGGGAACACAAAAGGACTACAGGAATATGAGTAAATCAGAGCATAAAATCAGGCACATTGAATTACATAAATGCTTGGACGAATTAGTTGCAGACTGGATCAATATTACCGGGGGAAGTTTATCAGAAACAATTCTTGATTTTATTATGTGGTCTTATAAACAAACAATTGATCCTAATGAACCGAACAGGGGGAAATAACGACAAGCATGAGGGGCGCGGTGAATAAGGCAGAAATGAAAAAAGAAGACGGCGGGATACCGCGTCCCTCTCGATGCGCTTGTTATGCGCATCGTATCATTCTTGATCTTTGTGGAGGCACGGGCTCATGGAGCCGCCCCTATGTCGAAGCAGGCTATGATGTGAGAATAGTAACTCTGCCTACTGATGATGTCAGGCTCTACATACCACCTGATAACGTGTACGGCATTTTAGCCGCCACGCCCTGCGATAATTTCAGCATAGCCAAATATTTCCATTGCAAGGGAAACTACACGCACGATTTCGAGGCAGGGCTTGAAGTGGCTGCGGCATGTTGCCGGATAATACTGACCGCACAGCCGAAGTTTTGGGCCATAGAGAATCCGGCAAACAGCTTGCTCAAGAAGTGGCTAAAAGAACCAGCGATGATCTTCCAGCCGTGGGAATATGGAGACAACTACCAGAAGACAACGGCGCTGTGGGGTAAGTTCAACAAGCCCCTTCCGAAAACAACCGAGAAGCCGTCTGGCATGGTTAAGTTTTCGATGCTCAAGAGCAAGGACATATACCCGGAATATTACGGCAAATACACAAGGCAGGAACGCAGGGCAATTACACCGCCTGGATTTGCACAAGCGTTCTTTGAGGCAAATAGGTGATGGTGATATTTACGCATAACGCTCCGGCTGACCTGCCGCCGTCTTTTGGCGGTCGAGGTCGAGCCGGTGGTTATGCTATCAACTTTTATTTTTTTATAATATTTTCGTGGGTATTAGCCACAAACGATCTTTGAATCTGGCTTGCAATGTAGGAATGGAAAAGAAGGGCGGCGCGGTAATGTGTGTTCCCTTTGCCCGACTATCGAAGCAGAAAGAGACATTACTATTACCTTCTGCCTTCCAAAGTCTAATCAAGCGGCTCTTGAACTCAAAAATGATAGCCTAACACGTTCAAGGGTGGTACAAATGATTAATAACTCGGAAGCGCGCCCCCTTCAAAATGTGTATTAACTTTTTCAAGTTAACCACCTCCTCTGAAAGGTATTTGCCCAACCTTGCAACCCTACATTGCAAGCCAGATTCAAAGAGCATAACGTCCCGGCTGACTTGCTCGTCAAGTCGAGCCGGTTGTTATGTGATTTAATTTTTAATAGGAGGTTATTATGAAAGCTGATCCAATTTTCTATTTATCTGATCTAACTGCGTCTGAATATTGTCAACGATTAGGACTAAAGATGCAAGGCCCTCAGACATACTCCGAAGACCATTGTAAAGATTGTATTTTTCTGGCTCTGTCTGTGGGTTTGCGAAAAGCCTTAAATTTTCTAAAAAACAAGGTAATCCAAATTGTGACATGACGGTCTCCCTTCAACACATAACGCAAAGTTGAGGGGCGCGAAGCCGATAGGCGAAGCGTCCCGCTCGAACGCCGGGTTAGGCGAGGAGGGTTGATATATGCTCGAACGGTTGATTTGCGCAGTATTCGGCCATCGCTACATTGTTGAGCGAGTGTTGAACCACGGAGCGCGGAAAGTCGGCTGTACGCGATGCGGCAAGCTTTGGGCGATGCACGACGGGACGCGCTCTTTCGTGCAGTGGGACGGAGAGTTTGAGGCGATGTACGCACCTGGCGGGATACTCGCAGGAGCATCTGGCGATGTGCCGCCTAACGCTTTGCCGATAAACCGCAAAAAATGAGAATGAAATAATTAAATGATTTACAAATTAAAAATAGCCAAGACCCTTAACAGCACCACCGATATTTTTTGTCGGTTTGATTGGCTTGTTATGTGGACTTTTGGCGGGAGATTAAAATGGAAAAGATGAAAAAAATAATTGCAATATGGGTTAAATGCGACCCTAAAACAGGATATGAACACGAACTACGAGTAACTGCCTCTGACCATTATAGATTTACTGAGGGAACAAGGTTTGATTTTGGATTTCTACAAGTTGCTAATAGAGAAGGTTATACAGTAGAAATAATGGCTGGTGATTTAGCCAAAAGTTCCACATAACGAGAAAGTTGAGGCTCCGAAATGAGTGAGCGAAGCGAGCGAATGAAGGTAGTCCTCCATCGCCTTGTTCGCCTTCCTCGTGGCAAATGCACGGGGTGCGACAAGGTGCGGGAGAGGTACGAGTGGTCGGAGTGGGCCGGGACACCTGGTCAGAGCTACACGCCGTTTCGTCGTGAGGCGTACTGCACGGAATGCCACCCCGACATTGTGAAGGCCAACGAAAAAATCAGCGGTGAGGAACGAGTCCGCTGAATTGACCTTGTTAGTATTTTTAATTAAAGAAAGGTTCATCATTATGAATAAAGAAACAGCAACAAGTTCTGGAATTGGTTTAGGGTCTGCGATAGCAGTAACTATTTCATGGAGCATTAATAAATCAATTTTATGGGCTATTTTACACGGCATATTTTCATGGTTTTATGTAATTTACTACGCCGTTATTTATTAATACTAACGAAAAGTTCGGCGGGCCGTGGCACACGGGTCCGCTGCAACGCCAGGTTAGGCGTGTGATGAAAGGAGGAAGACATGAACGAATTTGGTATATGTCCCTGCAACAACGACACCGTGAAGCGGTGGATGGCCGAGCGCGAAAACGTAGAAGCAAGGCTTGATCTGGCCCTGACTCGGGAATGCTGCGCTTTGCTGCTGTCGCAACACGACCCAGTTCACTCGCTTGGTATGGACCGAGAGGCCTTGAAGGTGTTGCTGGACTTCACGCGGCACCACGACCCTGCGAGGCTGTGGCGTGAGTGTGAGGCGATACTTCCGCAAGACGCATAACAAGTAATTGAGCGGAAACCGTGTATCACGAAAAAGCGCATGATACACAGAAGGAGGAACCATGGAACGTCAACAGGACTACGGGCTAAAGGCCCATCATGGAAACGGGATGATCGTCAGGCCGAGGGCAACTGGCGACCGAATTGTGGACAAACTTCATGAGTCCTGGTTTCGTGAGGACGCCAGGTTTGAATTGACTCAGGACGAAAACCGGAAATATGCCTGGATGGAACGGTATTTTAACGAGAACCCTTCCGCTATGGATGAGTATATCCGGTGGGGTATCCAGGAGATGAGGGGGGAAGATGACTAAAAAAAAAGAAATGGGCTGGAAATACAAAGAGCCTCCAAGCGCCAGAAAAGGGGGACGAGAAAATGGATGAGGCTTATTTTTTAGCAACCAGAGCAAACATACTGGCAATAGAGGCCGAAATTCAAGGCATGGTGTCACTTAATCAATACAGGATCAGCAGGGGCGAAACCATTGCCTATGATGAATGCAGTTTTATTAAGAAAGCTGACGAGTTAAGGGATATTGCTGATTTTTTAATGAGATACAGATAGGGGGGATGAGTAATGCCACATCCGAAAGGTGGGTATAAAGTAAACGGTAAAACAGTTCCCGGAGTTACAACTATAATTGGCCGCTTTAAAGATTCTGGTGGATTACTTTATTGGGCCTTTGAGCAGGGCAAGGCGGCAGAAAGGGGGGAAATATCTTCCCTATATGACAAGAGAGATGAAGCGGCTGAGGCGGGAACATTGGCCCACAGTATGGTTGAATCACACATATACCGGAAGCCGTTACCAGACCTTACAGACGTACCGCAAGAAATAGTATCGCAAGCCTCACAGGGGTATTTAAACTATGTCCGTTGGCAAGAAGATAACAAAATTGAAATAGTTTACCAAGAAATGGAAATGGTAAGCACTGAATTTATGTTTGGAGGTTGCCCGGATGCCTTGGGGTTTGATTCAAGGGGCGATCTTTGTATTTTAGATTTTAAGACAAGCAACGCCATTTATCCCGACTATCTACTGCAAATATCAGCCTATAAACAATTATGGGAGGAAAACAATCCTTCTGAACCAATAACGGGGGGCTTTCACCTTTTAAGGTTTTCCAAAGAACACGCAGACTTTGCACACCACTTTTGGAGCGAACTGGATGATGCTTGGGAGCAGTTTAAACTATTCAGAAAAGCATACGATTTAGATAAAAAACTAAAACAAAGAGTATAGGGAGGAATTATGGAAACGCAAGAAAAGTATGAGATGGTTAAGGCAGATGTTCAACTATTAATTTCAAAACAAGATATTGATAACTACCTGTTTTCGTCTGGAACAAAATTAACCGAACAACAAAAGAACATGTTTTATCAGGTTGCCCATATTAACAATCTGAATCCCTTTAAACGGGAGGTTTATGCTATTCCCTACGGAGACAGGTTTAATATCATTACCGGCTATGAGGTGTATTTGAAACGGGCCGAGAGGTCGGGGAAACTGGATGGATGGGAAGCAGATGTTTCCGATGACGGTAAACAAGCGTGGTGTACCGTTTACCGGAAGGATTGGTCTAAACCCTTAACTATCAAGGTGTGGGCTGAGGAATATAATCTTGGTAATTCTATGTGGAAATCTAAACCAAAAACTATGCTTCGCAAGGTTGCTATAGCACAGGCTTTCAGGACAGCTTTCCCGGAGGAAATAGGGGGATTGCCATACACCGCAGATGAAATACCGCTTGAGGGAGAAGTAATTAAGCCAACCGAAAAAACACAAGCCAAGCAAAACAACCAACCCTTTGAATCCGAAATCTCCAAGCTCCCTAAAGATAAACAACCCCAGGCCAGAGAGCGTTTAAAGCAATATCTTACCGCAGGAGAATCAAACCCGACATGGGAAGGGTTTATTGCATGGGTTAGAAACACGCCCAAGCCCCAGGATCAACGTTCAACCCCTAAGACGGCCAAAGATACCACCGACCCGGAGACGCCTAAACCGGAGCAATTAATCGACTGCCCCAATGGAGGGCAAAAACATCTTGAATACTGCCGGGAAATCTGCACCAGCCGGGATGGGTGTCCGGCTATAGAGGGGAAATAATGGGAGGAAGTGCCGTGGGAGAAATAAGATACCAATTTATTATTAATGCCCATACTGAAATCAATCGGGCGGTCTGGATGGTTAATCGGATCAGGGATAACGAAGAGCCGGTCAAAACAGGGAATAATTATCTAAGGCAAGTAATCAGCAAGGCCATGCTTGATTTAAGTAAGGCGGTGGGAAAGAAGAAGCCGTGGCTAAAATAACGACCCTGGAAATGGAGATCGCCGTCGCCCAGTATTTCAATCCTCGGGTGAACCTTACCGTTCCCAATGTGTCGTGGGGGCTGAATCTGTATGAAATCGACCTCTTGGTACTGACTAAAAATAATTATGCCTATGAGGTTGAGTTAAAGATCAGTAGGGCGGATCTTAAAAGGGACCTCCAAAAGCGTCACGGCCATAGAAGTTATGACCCGGATAACCCCAGGAAAGATGGGAAAATTTCCAGACTGTATTTTGCCATACCGGATTATCTGCAATGCAGCGC